GGCTGAAATCGGTCAGAAATTCCGGCTCTGATAGGGCAAATTGCGCTTCACAACCGGCTTATAATTGTACGTAGACATCTTAGAATCCGGCACACGCCTTACAGATTTAAGCTTCCGACCAGTGCGAATTTTACGATTCTCTTCCTCAGAAGCATACATACGTCCGAAGGCTTCACTCAAAGCTTTAGCAAATTTCTCCATCGGCTCCAAAGCTTTGTTCCACGCCTCTGCCAAAGTTTCACATGCTTTCTGTAATTCTTCCATATCCATCATAAACTCTCCTTTATGTCATAAACACGGTTTAATGATACTTTGGTAATTTTGCCGTCCTTTTGAACCATTGCGTAGTCTCCGCTCCAAAAACCAGTTCCGATCCGCAATAATTCATAAGTATCAGTATTTAATTTACATCTACTACAATCGTCAACCACGTTGAACATTTCTTGAGTAGCTACACACGCCGAGCAGGTTGAGCGATCCGGTCTTACTTTGCAGAGCTTCATCTCGCCTACCTCCAAACCTTTCCCGTTCTTTTATCCTTCAGCACAACTCGTCCCTCAATATGGAAATCCGCTAATTCACAAAGTGAAAACAGGGTGTTCAGTAACTGATGAAATCTCGCATCATCCTTGTCCTGTTCCTGCTCCACATTCTTAATCGCATTGTAAGCTGTCGGGTCGTTGTAACCCTCTGCGTTTTTTCTGTCATCCTTAGCTGTCATCTCTACCTCCCCATCTCATGGAATCGTCCATCCACATTGCAGCATTTATAACGGACAGAACTATATATCCACCGAAAATAAGAATAGCTGCCAGAATAATAATTCCTAAAATTAAATATCCCATTTACTTACCCTCCACTTCTTCTAATCGCACACCGCCGTATACCCACAGATCCTCTTTGAGCTTGTCCATATCCAACTCATCGTTTTGCCACTTTTCATAATATTCGAGAACATGCTCTGTAAACTCCGGAATCCGCTTTGCATATGACTTCGGCCAATAATGATCCATCAGCACTTCAAGCGGCAGAGTAAGCAGAAGAATCATCGCCTGATTGATAGCATCATTCGTAGCCTCCTGCTTAACTCTATCCAGTTCACCAGATATCTTTTCTCGAACCAGGGCATCTAACTGAGCTCTTGTCAGATTGTATGTAGCGGTCTTAGCTTTCTCCTCACACTTCTGTGCTCTTCTCCTTTCAGCCCGGCCCATACCGCCGCCTCCTTAATCCATAATGCAGTTTTCTCTCGATACAAAGAGCAAAATACCCACCATCAAGGCAAATAAAAAGAACGTTGCATCCCACTCAATCGGGATTGTCAACGCTCCAAGTATGATGAATATGCTTCCGTATATCTTATTCTTAATCAAGTCTCTTCTCAACATGATCTTTCTCCTCTTTTGATTTTGCGATACCAGCTGCTACATCGTCCATTTTTGTCTTGACTCCGGCTTCTCTGAACCGTCCGTATGCTCTCGCTGTAGCACAGTGTTCGATACACTTCATAACCCTGTCGATCAATGCGTACAGGCATACATAGCCGATAAGAAACATGATGATAATCTGAATAACTGTAAAATGCATAACTTTAATCCTCCTTATCTGTAACATAAACGACGACAGTGTTCTCAATATTTTCATCGTTTTCAATACCCGTGACTGTCATATTCAGAATCTCTTCTGATAAGCTTCCGACCATAAAATCATTTCTGAGTAAACAGATTTCCTCATCCTGGTCTTTTATGATTTGAGCATCATTCCACTGAATAAGCGGCAGAATATCTTTTACTTTAACCATTACTATCACCACCAATATTTTTATATTCCGTATAAACATGATTTTGGCAGTAATATAGATTGTAGTCATTCTGCTCTATATACCACCACAACTTTTTATGACCGGCTTTCAAATAGTCATTGCAGTAGTATGTTTCTCGATAATGATTATCCACCATTTGACGAAAACTTAATTCGTCGATATCCTCCGAATTGGCGCAGAACACAGCGATACGATTTATCGTATCCTCGGTAAAATCCTCGGTAACTACAAATACAATTCTGACGATAGAACAGTTTTCACGTTTAATGCTATATAATTGCTCTAAACTATGTAAGTGATAAACAACCCTGTCAAAATGACTATAAGATACTCCTTGAACGGCGTGTAAGCTAGTATGCAATTCCGTATTTACATGAGCTGCATCTACGATTTCAAAGAATTTCTCGTACCAATCTTTGTGTTGCTCATACTTCCATAGAGGATCTCCTCCGCCAGATAAAGAGACCCAATTACAACGGTTTTTCACAATTTCCGAAAACAGATTATTTAATCCATGAATTGTAGTTTTGGGAATATTCAGATGATTATTCTTAACGATGCAATACGGGCAGGAATAATGGCAACCAAAATTTGTTATCACACTGAGATATTTATCGTTCATCTTTTACCTCCAGTAATCAGCTCAGAATATGGAAGAGTCTCAATCCATTTGCAGAAGTTCCGCCACTCGTCCAGTTTGTGATCCTTACGGGACTTATAGATGTTTGCCAGAACTTCATAATTCATCATGACATTTCTGGTCTGGTTATAGCTGCTCGGAAGGAGCTGGATCATCTGCCACCAATCTCGCTTATTACCGGGAGAAAAGAACTGATCCCCTACTGTAAAGTATTTCCTAGCATTATTAAGATCATCAATTATCCTTCTCATCTGTTCCAAATAACCACCCATAAGATGCTCGCAACTGAAATCATCCATCGTGAATTCCTTAGCCTGGATTTTATGCATGGTACTACAGCTGTTAGCAACTGTGCCAACCTTATAAGTATCAAATTCCTTCCACCAATATAAAGGTGCTGTGATTCGTACATACACCGGCAACATTCTCATAAATTTTCTATGATCGGTACCAGCGTTAGCTAAGCGTTGCATGAGTGAGCGATCGTTCTCTCCAAGATCGAATCCTACAATATCGTATCCAGCAGTTTCATACTCGCTATCACTCTTCCCCCAGCTGTTCATCGGGTTTCTCATACCTTCAATAATAAATCTCATTTGTTCCGGACTTGCCAGAACCACATGCTCTAATTTAATCATTTTTATTCTCCTTTCAGAATATCCAGATCCCCACCAATCTGGATTATTATGCTCCTGTGTTCAGCATAGCCCACGGTTTTAATTACTCTTCTTCCTTCTCATAAGGAATCTGGATCACATCTCCACCAGGAACTGTGACCGACTGCATAAGCTGACCGGTTTCCTCATCGAAGTAAATGTTATCCATAGCGTGATCCCACTCTTCAAACTGCTCAGCGATGTTTCTACCCTTTTCCTTTCGCATGTTGATAAGCTCATCATGAACCACACGTCTCCAGGATCTTGCAATCTCCATACGGCTCTGAGCAAGGATATTGTATAGACCGTTCTCGGTCACAAAGTTGACGGAACGTCTCTGGCCTGCTACTACCAAAGGTAGTTTCAGCTTTTCATCCTCCTCACACATTTCAAGCATTCTCCACTCGTTACCGCTGCTGTAGCCGATAGCATGGCTAATATCTTTTGCCTTGAATAGCGGAGCGTCCAAATCTCCATATACATTAAGGCGCTTTCCTCCAAATGAAATACTTCCAGCAATTTTAATCTCTTTACTCATCTCTGTTTATTCCTTTCTCTTTGTAATTTAACATCCATAGCCTTCTGCAATTCTTCCGGTGTAATATCAAAAATGGACTTAAGGAATTCCAGACAAATATAAGCATCTGCCATCTCTTCCAAAAGTCCAATTCGGTTATCATACCCTCGAATCTGTTTACTGATCGCTTGTGTAATGTCTGCGAATTCCTCCATAGCAATCGTACACTTTAATTTCCACGGCTGACTCTCAACACTTTTTCTGATGATTTTCTGCCGCTCTTTATCCGACAACACGATGTTGCTTTTCATACACTGGATAAATCTATTTCGATCCATCGGTTGCCTCCATCCGAGCTTTCGCAGCTTCCTTTCGCGCCTTGTACTCCGTTTCATCGATTTCAGCAAAGCCGTTCGGAGCTTCTTTAAAATATCTGTTAATTGCTACCTTGTCCATGGACGGAGTGATTACGTACAGAATTCCAACGGTATCGTAATCACCTTTCGCTGGATCTACAAGGAAATCCTCAGTATAAATCTTAAAAGCTCTGTCGGCTGGCATATACGGCATAGTAATCGGATACAGTTCATCCATAACAGTATCAATCAGTCCACTGTGATACGGAGCATCCGGACAGTTGATGTTCACGCCATGATAGCGATCAACGTCTCTGTACTTAACCGTGCCGTCAGCATACACGTACTTAAATAAGGAAGACATGCGTTTGCACTGATAGTTACGCTCTTCTTCCTTCAGACCACTCATATCAGAAATATCACTCCATACCTCGTCGGTATCCTCAATCGGAAGAAGTGGCTTGTTGTTGATCAGACGGTTCAGAATAGCCTTAGTCAGACCAATACTGAAACCAGAATGACCGTCCTCACACAGAGAGCCAAAAGCCTTCAATGCGCTCTCATAGCAAGCACAACCATAATCCCACTCTCCGTCTTTTCTGTCCGGCTTTTCTCGACGGCAAGCAATGGCGACCTCGTTTTCAGCCCAACGCTCCATGCTTGATTTTTCACGGCAGGAACCGATAGAGCGGTTGCGATCGTCTATGTACTCATTTGCAAATATCTTTCTGCAATTTCCACCAAATGCTTCCACGATTTCCGGAAGGTTATCATTTACAGCATCAAAGATCAGTCCGTACTTTTTACACCACTCTACAGCCTCTTTTGTCTGTTCTTCATTTCTGGATGTCCAAAGAATCAGCTTTTCTCCGTTAGCATGTCTCTTTTTCAGATACTCGATGAGCTCCTCGTTCGGCATACCAATCTCCGGCCACTTGTTCTCGCATAAAGTTCCGTCAAAATCTACTGCAATAATATTCTGTTTCATTTATTTTCTCCTTTCAGTTTTCAATTTTCTTTAATTGCTTTCATCTTTACTTGTCCTCCTTAATGATCCCGATAAATTCTACCCGCTCTTCTGCCAGACTCACAAAATATCTTTTCCTTTTGTAATCGACGATGTCGCCCTCGTACTTATAGTTCTTGTCCGGCTCTGAAGCATACGCCAAGATGTTTATTTTTGTCGTTCTATTCATAGCTCCTCCAAATATCAAGCTCCAGGTTGCATGGCTGATTGATCTGCATACTGCAATGCCTGAAGCTTTTTCTTCATATTGTCTAAAATATATTCAACTGTGATTTTCGTTGTCTGCGCCAGTTTTATATACTTAGAATGTTCCTCGTACCACTTGAATATCTCATAGAGATTTCCACTCTGCCAACTGAATGACCACCAATCACAAATCATCTCAATGATGTAATCGTATGGCATTTCCAAAACGGTCTCCAGTTCACCGTCTTCCATATCGTCATGGATAAGAACCCAGTGCTGCCAATGATGTGGATTTCTGTGAATATGAAGTAACCATGCTCGCTTATATCGCTGTACAACCTCATAAGAGCGATTATTTCCATAGAAATATGCATCGTATGCCTCATACTCATCCGGTTCGTTCTTAGACTGATCATGAGCAAATTCTGTATTCCACCCGGCGGTTAGGGTATTTGTCATAAGTCCCGGTAAATTTTCAGAAAGCCAGTCAAACCCCCTTTTCACGTTAGCTCGATGTCTGGCTAAATATTGATCGTATTGAAAGCTCACTTCTGCTCCTCCTTTTTTTCTTTGTTACTAGCTTTTCATAAAGTTCTCTCGCTTCATCTCCCTGGAAAGCATTGATAATCTCGACAGACTGATTCATTCGTTTTCTTCCTACAACCATTACTCCAGTGTCGTTTTTGTTTGAGAAATCAATACTAACTAAAATACTATCTACCATTTTCAGCCTCCTTCCAGTAAACAGGTTTATCTGAATTGGCATTCATAGGTTCAGCCAAACAGTCGTTACACGGATCAATTTTTTCTTCGAGATCCTTATACTCGCAAGTTTTGCAATAGGTTTTGAAATCAACCTCTTTGTAAATATTTTCCATTGGACACCTCACATGTAATATCTGAACCAAATTGCGTATAATCTCTGTTGATAGTCACACTCCATTAGCAGACTGTAAAAATCTTCCGCAGACATACTTTTCAACTTTATTGATAAAATTTTTAAAAATATCCACAGATTATAAATCATTGTCACCACTTCACAAACCTCGTTTCATTAAATGTTTTCTTATCTTTCAATGCTTTGCTGATGGCAAGATCAATACCAGACCTGGATTTCAAATGATAGTAATACAGATCCGTATATGGCGTATTCATCCTGTCTATTCGACCAGCAGACTGCGCCATGATCTTATACGAATAATTCTGAGAATAGAATATAATCGTGTCTGTTGTAATACAGTTCCATCCTTCAGCCCCGGCATTGTACTGAACTAAATATACCCATGCATCGTTAGTCGGCACTGGCTGATGTTTGTGACCATTCCATTCTCCGACTTCGTAGCCAGAGAATATTTCCTTCAGAATCTCAAGCTCATAATCGAAATTGTAGAATATAATTGCTTTCGGATGTTTCTCCACAATTTCCAGTAAAGCTATTTGTCTGGACTGATCTGTGTTTACAATTTTTCTCCATACATAGCACAGACCGGCAGCATTGATAATTGGTTCTTTTTTAAACGGGTCCCATCTGGTTTTTCCGACATCTTTATACCTTTCGATATTGTACTTGACATAAATATCCTCATGATGCGAAACCGTTTGGCGCTTAAAATCCATATTCACCAAGATTTTATTTCGCAATCGAATCAATCTTCCAGTATTCAAATATCGGTCAACTTTAGGAAATTTGCTGAAACGACTATAGACTATATGCTCCCTTGTAAATTCGCTTCGGTTTTTATAAAATCCATTAGCCACAAACACTGGAATATAATCCTGCCAGGTATCGCCAGGTGTTGCAGATAACAGTATCCACTCATTTACCTTAGCTATTTTCAAGAATGCTTTAACCCATGTTCCAGCGCCTATAACACGCTGCTCATCAAATATAAAGAAAGCATCCTTAATATCTGCATACTTCTTGATATTGTTCCAAGAATCAATCACAACCTTATTGGTATACAAATTCTCTTCTTTATCCGTTGATAATAGAAATGGTGAGAGTTCCTCTTCCCATTCAAAGGTGTCTCGTTTCCTAGCGGTTGTAATTATGTACAAATCTTTAATGGTTGTATCGTCCATTGGAACATACTCATCTGTTCCAAGCTCCCCACCATTTCGAACATAATAGTAGGCCAACGAAGTTCTGGATTTTCCACTCCCAACACCACCGCAAAGTATGCAGCCATTTTGCATTCGTCGTACAGCCTCTTCCTGATAGTCCCGTAATTCTACGCCAGCCATCACACACCTTTCGTGATGAATCCATCTTCTATCTCGACTTCGTATCCATCACCATCCAGATCTGCTTTTGGACCATACAATAACATAAAGGTTGTTATGGTTTCATCACTCTGATTCTCCGAATGATAGAACTCATACAGGCAGTCCAAGACTTTTTTAGTAATAGATAATTTACGGCAATCGTACACAACCTTGCTTAAATCTGAAACACCCATGATTTTAGCAACATTGTCATAAAGCTCGCTGATGCCGCACGTACACTGCTCTTTTGGAATAGAATATCTTTTCTTCATTCGTCATCACCCTTTCCAAATAACTTGTTAATCTGACGGAGCATTCTTCTTGTACTCCATACATCTGAGAAATACATAGGCGTATACCAATAATTTTCAGATGAATCGTCCGTAGACATTGGGTCAGTTATTGAGTTACCTATTTTTATAAATCCAGCCAATCCAAGAAGCGAGATTTGGATATAACACATCAGACCAACAATCTCATCAACGTCTTGTGCAACTACTAAAATATGATTCTGGTAGTTCTTCGGTGGATCGCAATGGTCAAGCTGCTTTCGTATCACATGCACACCAGCAATCAAAGTTGCTCCAGCACCGCAGCATGGATCGTTAATCGAAATATAACCATACTGCTCTATTTTTTCTAAAGCATTAGTCGCTACCACTTCAGCCATAAGTTCACACACATGATATGGCGTGAAGAATTGACCGGCCGAACGATTTCCAAGATCCAACTGCATAAACATTTTTCCGAGAAAATCCTGCTCCTGGTTCTGATCCAGTGCCATAGTTGTGTACGCTGCTAATTCTGGAAATATAGCTTGCTCTTCTTTTGAATACTGATGAATAATTTTAAGATATCGCTTCTCTCTTTGGTCGTAGTTTTCTTGGTCTAAAACATTCGAGATTGAACACGCATGAAGTAAAATATAATCTCTCCACACATCCCATGCTCGATGTCTGTATGTAAGTTTCTGAAAAGATTTTAAGAATTTATTCTCCCAGTCAATTTTCGATTCAGATTTCGTAGTTACTTCCGGTGGTTTCTCATCCTTCTTTTTTGTTTCACCGAAAGTTGGTTGCCACTTAGGTGGCGGTTCTTTTGCTTTGAATGCTTTAGGTACCGTAGTCTTGATCTGTGGTTTCGACTTCGGTTTTTTCTTATTCCAAAACATAATTTTTCTCCTTTCATAAAGTAAGAGTGCCGGCTTTGACACCGACACCCTCAAAATATGATTTATGCGAACGGCGGCTCCTCTTCATCCGCATATTTCTCAGCAAACACATCCTCTTCAATCGTGACATACATGGTCTTAAGATATGCCTTGATACCGGATTTTCCGTTTACTTCCCACTTTGACGGGCTGATGACCAGATCAACATTTCTGATCTCAGCATAGTCAAGAGAAGATACAGACTCCTCATCCAGCTTTGTTTTAGCTCTTCTGGTAACCATATATACATTCGGCGGAATATTATCGAACCGAACAGCTACCTGAATATAGTGAAGAGGCGTTTCATCCTCGTCTCTCGGCGGAAGGATTCTCACATTCCATCCATCTTCGCCGAGTTTCTGTGCCTGGTCTGCATCCGGGATCACAACGCAGAAATTACGGTTGCCAGCTCTATTGTACTTAGTCTCCTCTCCTCTGAAATTTCTGAACATAATACGAGCATTTTCAATAATCAGCTCATTTACATTTGCTCTTGCCATGATTAAATTCTCCTTTATTTTTTTAATTTTCCGGTGGATTCATTGCGTGCTTCATCACAATATCTGAAATATCATAATCAAGATCGCAATCCATATGGAAGTTATCATTGTTGAAATGCGGGCAGTCGAAGCATGTCCGATACTTATCCTCTCCGCAAGGCATCGCCCATGGAACAACACAATCTACATCGGCGTCATTTGCACCAAGCTCCGGAATATACGGATCGTCAGACACAAACCACTCGAAGTCACCGTACTGCGAAATAGTTTTTACAGCCTCGTCAACCAGCTTGTCGTAGTAGGATCGGTCAATACCATCTTCCTTGCCAAGTTCTTTGACCATTTCCGATTCCATCCAACGATAACCTTTGGAACCAGTTGCAGCATAGTAACGACCATCTTTTTCTCTCATCAGAAGTCCAGCTCCGTATCCATCTTTCATTGGACAGAACTGACCAACCTTTCCAATAAAGTGATAGTCGTGTCCTTTTTCGATCAATGGAGTAAGCTTCTGGCATGTGGATTCAAAAGTTGTATCGGATAACAGTCCTTTCTTATAGTCACTCTCTGCCTTGCTGAATTCTTTTTCTTCCTTGCTGACATCCGGTAACTCCTCATTCAAATCCAAATATAAAGAGCTGCTCACAGATTTGGTCTCGCACATATCTTCAAATGCGATGTCTTCTCTGCTGAACAGCTTCTTAAATACATATGGAATCTGGAACTGAGTACCTGTTGCCGTCCATTTTCCACCTTTCTTTTTGTTGTCGCCAGGGACATAACCATACATCTTCTGGCATTCTTCTGCTGATTTGTACTTTGCAATATATACAGCATCATTGACCAAGCACATCCGATCGTATGTAGCCTCGTGTTCAAATGTGTATCCATATCTCTCGCCAAAATCCATAACAAACTGAATAATCTCCGGCGTTGCATCCGGGATCTTAATAGAGTCTGTCTTAATATGAGCAACCTGGAATCCACGTTTCAGAACCTCGTTCTTAAGATCGATCATGAATAATGCTCCACGTTTTGCCACGATGTTATCGATGTTTCTTGGATCACGGAACGGATTATCAAAGGACGCAGATGTAAGACCGTATACTGAATTGATAGCTGTCTTCAGTGCATTAGCGAGATCCTTTGATGTCATTTTACCGTCGATAACTCTCTGAATATACGGAGTAAGTTTGCCATCCAGCATGGTATTAACAATATCCCAAGCCTCATGCTTAATACTTACACGACCCTCAACAATATCAAGGAATGCCTTCGTGAATCTCGGTCCGAACAGAACCTCAGCAATGGCACTATGCGGATGCATTGACGAAACGTCAAGAAGTGCTACATTTCCATACATTCCCGGAACGCCCTGAGCAAATCCGCCCTCGCCCACTTCCTCTCCACGATATGTGGATTTTCCATGGTCAAATACATACCCAGGAAAATATGGAAGAATGCTGTGAGCTTCGAATGGAACTTCATCCTTATCGTTGTACTTCCAACCGTAGTGTGGCTCTTCCATCATCTTAGGGCAGGCTTTCTTAAGGAAGTCCATACTCTCTTTATCCAGCGACTCTACCGGCTCTGCCAGATTTCTGTAATGGAATTCTGACTGCGGTTTCCGGTTGGTTCCAAATATAATTCTGGTTGTAAGAGAGTTTGTAGTATCATTAACAGTCATCTCTGCTAAATCTGCCAGAATCTGTCGTGCTGTCCAGTCAGCCTCAAGATAATTAAAGGCCGCCTCAGTAGCAATAACATCGTTATCGCAATACTCAGCGACCTTAATCCAAAGCTCTTCCGGAACCGGTTGATCCCAAGGAAGACCAAGCTCCTGGTGATGCGTTCCAGCTTTGATAATTCTTATTTTTTCATCGGAGAATCCTTTTTTCTTGAGATCGTCATCGGTAAGGTTTCCCATCTCGATTTCCAATTTCTTAAGACTCTTCTTATTACCAGCCGAAGCGAAATCGTATACGTCCGTATAGGATACGTTGTACGCCTCTCCAAAGAAGCAGTTTGGGCTTCCGTTAATTATTTTCTGCGAAAGGTTATAGAGCTGTTCATTTGTATAACCCATTAATCTTGCATACAGAATGTGGTTATCATATCGTCGACAGTTGAAGCCAACAAGTCTGAACCGCATCAGCTCCTCGATCTCACTCGGAGACGGGTTAATCATTCTTACAACAGGCTTTCCCTCACCCTCGATTTTCCAGTTTACAAGGAATAAGTTTGGAAAAACCTCAATATCATAGAATACCAGCTTTGCGTCATCATTTTTAACCGCTGTGGACGGATCTGCGGATTTAAACTGCATTTTGTTGACCAACTTGATACAGTAATCTGCCTGATGAGTGCTATTCGCTGCAAATGCTAATACTGCATTGCGCATGTCTGTGACGTCGTACTTCAAATCGCTTCCATACGCATCTTCCAGTATCTTGTAGATAAAATCGATACTGGGCTTAGTTCCTGGATGTATCTCTTTATTAAGATTCCGTTTAATCAGTGTTCTAAGCCCTTTCTCGCTCTTAATTGCTTCAAAATTTACCATTTTTTGTTCTCCTTTCAGCGGTAAACCAGAGCTAATTGTTGCGATAGGCAAATTATTACACTTCGTCAGCATACGCCGCAAAGAGCTTTTGCCTGTGAACACCTTAACTTCAATGTGGTCGTCATACACTCTACTAAGCTGTGTCGGATCACCGGTATAAATATAATGAAGATGTATACCTTGTCCCGATTTACTAAGCTCAGCATAAGTCGGCGGCCACTTACTTGCTTCTGCTAAATTCTTTTCAAATGACTTATTTCCAGACGAATCTGAAATATCAAAGTCAATCACGATATGATTCTCCGGAACTTTTACATAATGAAGTTTTTTCGTATCAATTCCAGATAATTTCGTGCGAACAGAATCCCATTTTTTCTGAGGTGTTTCGTTTTCCGAAGCATACTGCGCGGGGCATTCCGAGCACACATCATCAAATATAGATTCAGTGCTATCGAATTGGATCAGTGCCGGTTTGACTACTTCTGCCTTTTCCTCTACAGTTTCTTCTTCAAATTTTTCTGTCCTGAACCCGATGTAATAGCTTCTAACCCGAGTTCCATCATCCAGATTAAAGCGTTCCTGAAAATCATGAAAATAGTTTTTAAGTTCCTCTTTAAATACCCTCTGCGAGAACGGGAATCCAACCTTGGCATCGTCACAGTAAGTTTTGTACATCTCCCATGCAGCTTTAAGAGTTGTCCCGTTTTCTTTCTTAAATACATGGTACGAATCGATGATAAAGTTGTAAAAATCATTAGATGCTCCAAGCATCGTGATCGGAATATAATCGTCATAACGACCGGGATTGCTCAAATATACTTCCTGGCAATGATAAGCAATAGCTCCCAACTCGAATTCTACCTGCTTCACAATCGTTTTGTACTCTTTTGGATTCAGCTTATTTCCAGACGGCGATACATCGATCAGTCTTCGAATCAGACCAGACTTCGCATCTGTAATCTTGACCGGCTTATTCGTTCCCATAAACAGGAAACATTTGAACCGGTTTGAGTATGTGGATTTGAATTTTTCATTCACAGTCATCAATTCATGAGATACCAAACTGTTTAATCTAGTGTTGTCCTCAATTCTCGACAAATCGCCATCGTGTTGAATAGCAACCAGAGGGTTTGTTTTAAATGCTTCCAATGCAAATGAATTGCTGGAAGATCCAAGTGCTTTTGCGTCAAATACAGAATAGTATCCGTCGAAAAGCTGCTGAATAATGTTAAGAACTGTGGATTTACCTGTTCCAGCAGCTCCGTATAAAACCATAAATTTTTGCAGTTTTTTGGATTCTCCAGATACGATTGACCCTATAGCCCATTCAATTTTTGTCCGCTCTTCTTCTGAATATAAAGTAGACATCAATTTCTCATAGGCAGACAAATCGCCAGCTTCAAGCGGGTAATTCAACTTTTTGCTGGCGTAGTCTTTTTTATTAGTTTCTGTATTGGAAAATATAAGTTTGTCGTCCAACGTATGAAAGCTATCCCTCATCTGTTTCTGACAATACTTATGCCATGAGTCGATCATACCCGACTCGGCATCCCACATATGCAGGACTTTAATATCGGAGTTAAAACGCTGGCGGTTCTCCTCAGCATATCTATCCAGTTCGCGGTCAATGAGCTGCAAGGCATCTTGCTCGTCCGTAGACCATAAACCACGTTCCTCAATCCAGATAGCATAGAAATCACCACCTCGAATCATTAGATCAGTGCTTTTTTTAATAATGAACTTTGGATAGATTTCTATTACTCCACGTTTCGTTGAACGTGTTGAAATCACCATAAAGTCGATAATCGCATTTTTTTCTCCCCGTCCGGACTCTTAAGTTCCTCAATTTCCTTTTCCAGTTTTCTGATGCGCAATGCCTGATCCTTCTGCTCGATTTTCATAACAACCAGATTTGCAGTTGTCAAGGCAGCAAAGATTGTAATCTGTTTATTGAAGCTCCGCTGTTTACTGACTGCCCTTGTGACAACATCCAGTCTTTTTTCCGATGACCGTAAACTGCTGAAAATATAAGTAAGCATTTCACCCATTATTTCTTACCTCCTTTTAATCCATTCATGAAGCTTTCAACAGTCTCAAACCGCCAATTTCCTTCATTGTTGAATGTAAATATAAATTCCTGATGGTTCTTCTGACGGATGCGAATACGGTTCTTTCCGTTCTGGAACCAGCTCTCCACTTTATCCCCAGCATACTGAGGAAAATATAACTCGAACCACTTATATACTTCGCTATGGCTCATAACGTCCTCCTATCTGACATTGTCGAGATACCAGTTAGCTTGATACCAGATCTCAATATCTCTCATGTCATATCTGCAATGCTCGATTGTGAATAAACCACCCTTGCCATCCCGTTCGTAGTCACGATTAAGGAATCGCCGAATAACATCGATGGCATAAGCCTTGTCAAATTTGGAATCATCCATAGAACCTAAGCCAAGACTCACGATCATATCCCAAAACCACTGACCGGTTCGATTACCGATGTCCGGATCATCCATGATGTGCTCTTCTAAGCGTATAGCAAGGGCAATAATCATTTCTAAAACACTGCACGGACGATTATCCAAATAACTTGCAATCATATTATCCCGGTATCCTTGCTCGTTTCCGAATCTATATCGAAGATCGATTCCATCGTCATAGCGGTTGCCATCAAGAGCAATCGTATACGTGAAATCTGTATCGTGAAGCAAAAATAACAACTTACGATACGACAAACCTCGCGAATATTCATCGTCACATACGAGCTGGTACATCCAGTCAAAATATGCATTGTTCAGCTCATCCAGTGTCATCATACCTCCATCTGATGCGGCATATCTTCAACCACTTCAGAATAGGTCCTCTGATCAAGGAGAATTTCATAATCGCACTTTCTTGCGTCATTACGAACAAAGACAGAATCGTCCTCATACTCTCCAAAATGATTCAAAGAATCAATTCCAACAGCATCTTCCACATCCTCAATTACTTCATCATTTTCATCAGCCAATACACCATCTGCATAGTAGGTAAGACTGATCTGCTCATGCTCTTCATTATCGCCAAATTGCTCCGGCGGAATCACATACGGACCGGCTTCAGAAACAGGCTTTTCTTCCTCATCTGACCCAAAATCGGAATATCTGGTATACCCTTCTTTTTCTAATCGCCTTGCATACTCTTTGAGATCCGGTTTTTCTTTGTCTGCATCTTTAATACCTTCAGCAACAGTCTTTTTTACAGACTGATCTTTTAATTCCTGCTCACGTCTTAAGAAAACCTCCTTTACAGAGTCAATTTCTTCCTGAGCAAGAGCTTCGTATTTATCTTTAAGCAGATACCATGTCACTACCGAACCAGTCACAGTGCCGATGATAAATGCCAAAGAAAACAGAGCTTTATTACTCATCTTCGTCCTCCTCGTTCTGAATTGTCATAACAGTGAGAGCAAGCCCACCAAAAAGTAAAGAGGCACTCAACAGAATGCCTCCTGTGATATGTCTTTTTCTCTTAGTATCCAGTATGTAATCCATCATGGATATAAAATTTCCAATGCCATCCATCAGTGATGCTCCTTTCCGCCCATAAGAACGGCTAGACCACTAACAAAGCAAATGCCAGCAAATGCTGAAAATGTTAATCCCATGAAACCTGTCATAGTTTAGGACTCCTTTCTATTCATAACTTGAAAAATAATGATTACCTACTTGAAACATTGGTGTTCCGTATTTTCCATATCCTCCAGCCGTAAAGAATATCGTATCCACATTGGTTCTGGATTGCAGTTCCTCTTCAACTAACTGGCAAATATCATCGTCCACAAAACATTTATCAACTCTCCCATTCCGCATGGATGAAAACTGATTTGCCTGATATATAACGCCATGCACTGTATCCGGGAAATATACAGAATCTACACGATTCAAGATGGTGTCGATCACTAATCGCTTTCCTTCCTCGCATTCGCCCTCAGCTTCTGCCATAGTTACAAGAGCGATTAGCTCAATATCTTCCTGCGGCAATAGCGTATCCTCCACATACTCTTCGATTTCAACTGCCGACACCGTTTCCTCTAAGGGTTGCTCAGAAATAATTACAATAGGATCAATAGGTTCAGCTTTTAAAGTCGGCTGCATTTCGATATACTCGTACTGATTTACCCGTTCTGCTGAGCAGACAAAACCTGTGCAAATAATCGCAAATACGCAAAGAGTAGGAAGGATTACCATACGAATACAATTTCGCATATGTATCCTCCTCACAAAATTAGATCAGATCGAGAATCGGTCCGTCTACATTGAACTCCATAAGAATAGCTTTCTCGTAACCGCCATCCTCAGTTTCACGGTTGGTTTCCAGAATACCGAAATCAACGAAGTTATCGCCGTTTTCGTTTCCCTCTGGTTTATAAATCCAACCAACAATCTGACTCATCTTAGTACGCTTAATACCGAGCTGATCGTATACATCGCTAAGGAATAAATATCCATTAGCCTTGAGCTTGTCGTTTGCCAGATTCTGCTGAGAACGCAGATACATAAGGTTGTAATCCATATTGGATTCGTACGCCTCACAAGTATCGTCAAAGAAACGGGCATAATCGTTCGTAGAAGGTGCTGCTACATCTACGGTAGACTTCACCTTTTTCTCTTTACCACTGTCTGGATCAGTTACAGTTTCCTCAAATTTCTTTGCTTTGATGTTGTAGCGAAGTTCTTTATCAACCTCCGCGCCAAAGCGCTCAACAACCCGATTTCTGTACTCCTTGAAAGTCTTATCCACAGTTGCATAAGCGGCTGCCAGTGCTACATTTCTCTTCTTGAGAATATTGTGAGATGCAACAATACTTGCGATAGATAATGTTCCAAGAGCAACAGCAGGAGCATAGAGCTTAGCGACTTTTACACCAGCCTGTACATAAACGATAGTCAAATCTTTCTTTGCGTCGTCCTTAGAATACTCCGCCGCCAGTTCCTCATTTTCAGCACATTTATGAATGGCATCAACATCTTTCTTGGACTTCTCCAATACGCTATCCAACTTAGTTGTTGCATGGCAAGCCATAACAGCACTTGCAACGGTACCAACAACACCAGCCACTACCAGAATCTCAGGGCTATGCTTCTTAAGTTTCACACTTACTTTGATGAAGGTCGTGGAAACGTTCTTCATGATTTCTTCTTTCTTCATATCAGTTATTCTCCTCTTCAATTTTTTCTTTCTTCTCTAAATGATCGATCAAGTGCTGCGTGTACCACATGATCTTTTTCAAATCCTGAATGCCGTTTTTATTTTTCCAGCGGCACGCATACTTGATAATATTACCAGTATCAGTTGCTTCGATACCTTTTAAATCGAAAGTGAATGCCTCAATAACTTCAATCACTTCCAAACCTGTTTCTGACTGATAATGGCTCGGATGAGACACCATTTTATCATCTGATTCGTACATAAATATCCCTCCTAGTTCAACGGTAATGCCTTCGGAAGTTTAATCATGTATCCGTCTCTTACACGAATTACAGATGCATTCCGAATATCGGTCCAACCGTATTTATTGTCTGTATAGTTGCCAGAAACGCCAACCAGATCATAGAAGTCAGCGACACTAACTACCTGGTATGTAGCAATAAGCTCGTCCATTCTTTCCAAAACGTCTTCTGCTTCACCACGAGATTCCAGAATGATATCATCGTAATCGTATCCAGTTCGTGTTCTTGATACGTTTCCCGAATCTCGTCGATCCCGATCGTCATAATACTTACGGTAAGAAATCTTGGATGACGTTGACGATCTCCCACCTCTTGAGTTTCCGCTAACACCAAGGAATGCTCTGACAGCATCCAAGATAATGTCTTTTACGGCCGGAACCACGATATCTTCAAAAATATAGCTTTTTACATCATCTACGTCTTCCGGAACAAATACGTTTGTAATCTTCTGAAGACCATTCTTTTTCTTCGATTTGACAGAACCACTGACAACCTTTTCAACTCTTTTCTCCGGAATATCATCATTCTGGTTCTGTCGTGATTTATGGGAATTGGATTTGTATTCCTCCATCTCTAAATCTCCTTTCAATTAACCGTTACCACTTTTCCAGGGAGGGTTATCCTCGTACTTGGAATACGGTTTGTTTTCTTCTTAAACTGATACACCAGATTACTCCTGGCTTTCTTTTCGGATGCCGCGTATGTAGAACCCTGCCATCTATTTGCAACGCAGGTATCAAACTCCATAACCGGTCCATCATACATATACTGATTCATAGGACACCTCCCTTAAAAAGCAAAAGGGAAAGCACCCTGTTATAGGTACTCTCCCTCTGTCTGAATCATTGATTCAATTCTTATTCAGAATCCTCTTCTGTCTCTTCATCGATATCCATAAACTCTTCGTCGACGATATCGCTATTCGGCTGAGTTACAACCGTCTTACGATTCTCACGCCAGTTCTTGAATTTTGCTGCTGCCGGAACGACTACGAATTTGTAGGTTAATGCACCTGCAATCATAGCCAATCCGATAGTTGTTGCTTTCTTCATACCGCCGTTAGAAGCCGCCTTCACGATCTCCTCAGTAGTTGTTTCGATAACCTCTTCGTTGTTGTTCATGATTTCGTTGTTCTCCATAATATGTTCTCCTTTCAGATTTGAAATATGTGGTTCTTCCATAATAGTGTTTGTAAATTCTGCGAACCTTACATTAAGCCACGGAAGTCATACCTCGGACCATAGCCATAATCAATAACCAGACAAGGTGTTCCATCCGTAGCAAGCTGGGAACTAAATCTCAGATCGATATATCCATTATCAATATTCCAGCCAAGATCATCGCCAAGCTTAATAGGCTCTAATCCGACCTCATAATAGAAATCATTAAGTGAAATATACATTTCATCTCGCATTTGACGATTTAATTCATTCTCAGCCTTTTTTAATTTGTCGATGTCCGATTTAAAATATCTTCCGGATACAGCATCGAAACATAAGGTATCGCCTTTTGCTGTGACGATAACTTCTTTGTTTTCAACTGGATTTTTCTCAAGACGTTCCTTAGCAACGGCATCCCTCACAGTCTGTTCCTTTTTCTCGCCGATTGTTTCTACCACTTTTTTCTGATAATCTCTCAATGTCGATTCGGAAATGGTATACGCTGCGGTCAGTGCTGCGTTTCTTCTGGCATTAACAGAACTTGCTCCAATAAGGCAAGCTACTGATACGGTTCCAGTAACTGCCGCGGGAATATAGCATTTCCAAGCAGTTTTAACGACATCCATCGGCTCCAGTTTATCTGCCTGCTGACGTCGCTTTTCCTCATCCAATAATTGGATTGCTTTAGGAGTAGCTCGTACTGCCATTACGGTAGTCATAATCATTCCGGCAATTCCAACTCCAGTGAGGATTTCAGGACTATGCTTTACCGTAGCTGTTTTTACATTTCTACAGATCTTAGTCAAATTAGGTTTCTGCATTTCAGTCTATCCTCCATAAAATATAAACGGGGCACAAGGCCCCGCGATTTATCTAACCAACCAGAATTCCGGACGAACCCCATAAGAGGTCGAAGCGTAGCTGAAGCTCGTACCGCCAAAGTTGCCCACATCGGCAAAGTTAGCCGAAGAAAATTCCTTTTTAGTAGCATTGCGGAGCCAGCCGAACTCGCAATCGTTTTTGTAATAAGCAACGCGGTTTCTTCTCTGTTTCATAAGAGGAAGCTGCTCATCGCCATCCGCTTCAATGTGATCTCGATCCCATTTATCGGCCCAGCCGCAAATCTCTCCGAGAGTCGGGATTGATAAACCGGTCATTCTCTGCTTAAGAACCGCAGGGAACATATTGTACAGCTCGGTATCGATCCACTTTTTCAGATCGGACTGAGAATATCCGCCAGCATTGCCACCATCTTCATTCATCGGGCGTTTGGCAACATAATCGTCGAAAATGAATAGCACCTTATTGTTCGTAACTTTCTGAACTGTTGCTGTAAAGTTTCCGAGCTTTCCTAAAGGAACCATCATTTTATCGCCAACTTTAATGTCTGCTGGAAGGATAGAATACGGATTATGTACCGTATCTCTAAATAAGTTCAAGGTCGCCTCAACATCAGCTCTGCAATAGCGAACTGTATCACCAATATCAAATGTCGGAAATAACGGTCCCAAATCGATCGCATAACCACCCTCTGATTTTCCTTTTTCATCAAGATCGATGTACTTTCTATACATCCTCTCTACTGTCGGAACATCGATGCCTCTTTTGGTTAAGTTGATAATTTCTTCTCCTAATGTCATTTCTCTTGTACACATAGTACGTTCTCCTTTCAGAATATAAAAATTTTATTTGGTAACTACGAAATTAGCAGGTCAATAATCCACTCAAGCATATCTTTCGCACAAGAAAAAACATAACTTGTTCGTGGATTCACACATGAATATGAATCGCATTCATCTCGAAACGATTCGATCACGATCAGCGGTGGTATCTCTGGGTGTTTGCAGAGTCGTATTAACACTTCTCTTCCAGCCCATCTCATATAACTCGCCTGCTCAAAGTTATATCCACGCTGAACCACGGGCATTGTTGTGATAGCATAACGGACAGTATAAATGGCTCTTTCAGTCGGTGATTCCATTTGTCTCCTCCAAAAGAAAAAGCGAAAGAGCCTTGTTAGGACTCCTCCGCTTCATCTTTGTCTCTCCGGGCAAGTGCTTCACTGACCTTTTCTTCAATTTTCTCGTCCATTTTCTGTTCATTCACCCAATCGGTAATAAGGTTTACGCCTACACCAATCACGGTTGCTGCTACTCCAATAGCCTTAATCCATTTACTTTTATTGCTCATAATGACACTCTCCTTTCATAATACAGCTTGTAATTTCTGCGAATGACCAGATTTATTCAGAATCCCAGCCGGCATCCGGAACCCAATCCATATCGATAACCAATACTTCAAGTCCATCATCCAGTGTTACTTTGGAATGGTTAAAATCGATCCAATATATTCCTGTATCAATACTCCATCCAACCGTATCTCCTCCTCCTAAAGGCTCAAGACCAAGCAGTTGATAAAAATGATTCGCCGGTAAATATCCGCTGATGACAAAATCACGGTTCAAATGATATTCCGCCTGAATAACTCTGTTGATGGAACTTTCGAAATATCGATTGGAATAGGCATCATAGAACAATCTTTCGTCGTTCGGATCATGCTCATCGAAGTCGAGCGAACTGTTTCTAACCAGTCCGGTTGAAGTAATATACACGTCCTTAGCCTTTTCTGCGGCAATAGCATCAATAATTTTCTGATGAGCTTCTTCACCGTACAATTCCTTCAGCTTATCTTTATAGTTGTTATAGGAATCATTCAGTAACGCATAAGCACTGGTAAGTGCTGCCTGTTGATGTTTGTTCAACACGTTGGCACCAAATATACAGAATATGGTTGCTGTACCGCTGATAGCTGTCGGAATATAGCAGACCCATGCCGATCTAACAGCTTCAAGCTTGCTATAAGCCTCCGGATCACCATCATGATTTACCTTGCTGTCAGCTCTAATTTTACGAAGAGCTTTCGGTGTCGCACGTACAGCCAATACGGACGTTACGATAACCCCAGCCGCACCAAGACCAGACAGTATGGTCGGCGATGCTTTTCTCAGATAAATTTTTGACCTCTGAGCGAGTCTTTGAAGATTTGGTTTCTTCATCATGTTCTCCTTTCGTTTTTATTTCATAGCATGTAATAAATCCAGGACATCTGTGGATATGCCCACTGCTACTGAAAACATAAAATTGTTATCTGGATTGATTTTTGAAAACTGATTCATCATTCGCCGGAAGTCACCAACAAATATGATGAAATCCTCAACCGATCCCGATTTCTTTGGATAAAGTCTACCGACGATGTATCTTTTCAACTCATCAATAGCCCATACCGAATAGCTCGATTTTTCAAGCTCTTTCTTCCATTTCCAATCGAATGGAAACCACGCATCCATCTGATACGTATCGCATAACAATAAGTCAAGTTGTTCGATAGACATCCGTTCTCTCCTTTCTGCAAAAATAAAAGAGAAACAGGATGGACTCGAACCATCGACTTCGGGACTTTAATCGTCTCGCGCTCTACCAACTGAGCTACTGTCTCTCATAATATGCCTTGTAAATTTTGCGAAGTAAAAGGAAAGAGGCGTTGTATGCGCCCCTCTCGGTTAATTTAAACCAATGCTCTTTAAGATGCTCATCAGCTCATCTTTATCGAGTTCTGCATCTACATCCAGGTGAAGATGAGTCTTTCCATCATTTATAGTAGTAATAGCCTCGTTCAACTGAATATCAATGTTGTATCCCGTTTTCTTACGTATTACTATCTTTATTGCTTTGGAAATGATTCCTCTCGTGAATTTCGACACTATTCTCATTTCATCCATGCTCCTTTTACTCCTTTCAAAGCTTCAGTTTTTCATAAAAGGAATTGTAAAAATCGCTAAATATCTCGCCTATCAAAGCAAGTTTCCCATCGCTGACGTTGGATTGGTTTCATTTTTAATGCCCACATTATTTGTCTTATAGTGACGGTTGGATATAATCCGTCCGTACACTCTCCAGACCGGCTGTCGAAATATTCCTTGAATTTTGGATGTAAATATAAAGAGTCCGTCAGCCACGAATCGACCTCTGCCCAATATGTACTTTTTGTATCTGCACTAAATCGTTGCTGAATCACTGCCAGACCTTTATCTCCTATCGTAAATAGAGTGCAGCGATCATACACAGGATGATTGCAAATATAAAGTTCACCGTACATCGACAAATAGATGTCTGGCTTTTGATAATGGTACCGCATTTCTATCTCCTCATAGCAAAAAGAAAAGAGCCTTAGATTTCTCTAAGACCCTCTCCTACTTAGCTTATGTTTTTAATCGTCTGAATCTTCCTCGGAATCATCATTTGCAATGCCCAACACTTCTTCTCTGGTTGGGTATAAGTTCTCATATTCTTCATTGCCTTCACGGCCGTAATCATCTAAATCTATACTGTGGCCGCAGTGGGGACACACCAGTGTATCTTCCCACTCATCCTCGAACTCCATTAAATGCCCACACTCATGACAGATATATTCTCTGCTGAACATTGCTTTAATTTGCTCCTCGTTAAAAATACTCATAGCTAAATATCTCCTTTCGTACTGTCCAGCTCCCATACATATAGTATACAAGCTGTTGTCTGTAGTTCAAGAGATAAAGCTTTATTCTCTCATAATAGCCCTTGCATTTTTCACGAGAAAAACGAAGAGGACATGCATTACACACGTCCCCAACGTTTCAGAATTTCCTCTCTACTTCTTCGTAGGTCTAAAACGGTTGATTAACCCTTTGAATGTTGAAGATGTGAAGGTTCCAGTTTCTTCAAACTTAAATCCTTTATTCATCCAGATGCCATAACACATCAACGGAATCAATAATTCTGCCGCTGCAATACCAACTCTGAAATATCGATCCTTAACCTGCTCTGCGATCTGCCGTTCTTTGAAGTCATTATCTTTCGTAACGGACTCTCCGTCCATCATACGCCGATTGTACTTCTCATCAGCATCCCACACGCTCTTGTTCTCTTCGATTCTCAGCTTGTAAAGCTTTGTCAGATCATCAATCGCTGTTGATTTTTCTTTGGTTCCGGACTGCAAATCAGATAAAGCCTTAATCTGTGCTGCAATCTCCTCACTTAATAATTCGTCAATGTTTTTCTCTTCCATTTCGTTCTCCTTTCAAATAATTATTAGGTTCATTCCATAATAGAGAGTGTTATTTGTGCGAAATATAATTTTTCAGCTCTACTCGCAGACGTACGTAACGCTGCTTATAAATTGCATCCGCGCCAGACCGATCTAATTCGAGAAATAAATAAGGTCCGCTATCTGGATCTGATTCGTCGACCCTAAGCGAACCTACTGGCTTTTCTTTAAATATAAATCGTGACAATAACACTCCAACCATTACTCCGATCAGTAATCCAATCGCTAAGCTCACCTCTGCTCCTCCTTCCAAAATGTTTTTCTGAAAATTACCACCCGGCAATTTTTCAAATATCAAAATAGCATGTTTTACGGTAACCTACGTACGGTATCTAACCTAGAATAAAAAAAAAGAAAGAGCCAGTGATGGCTCAATCTTCGTTTCGATTCATTTACAATACTTCAGATGTCACGGTTTTCAATGCAATGGCGGCTGCTTTAGCATCATACGATTTTGCTAATCCCAACATTCTATGTCCGTCAGCCATCAAATTAAACGCCTGTGCTTTCTGGGTCTGTCTAATTCCGATTGCCGATGGCACAAATGCTAACATAAGCACCCCCGCTGAAACCATACAAAATGCCGTTGCATACGTCATGACTTTGTCTTCTTTATTCATAAAATCACTCTCCTTTCATAAAGAGAGTTGTAATTATTGCGTGTTCTCACCCTCGTATACTGTTTTCTTCCGAAGATCAGACCATGTAATATAACGATCCTTCTTGCATACCGGACAGAAGAATTTGCTAATCTTCCCACCGATATCCTCAAATTCCTTACTCTCGCCTTCAAGTCGGCTCTGGCAATTTGGACAGTTGAACCGGTATACCTTCTTCACAGCTTTATCGACAATCTTCATATCATTTCCGCTCCTTGTTAAGTAACCAGAAAAATCGTCTGTACAATTCGTAGTAAACATCCTTGCAGCATGGAATTTCTAACCTAGCTTTGAGAATGTCATAGGACCATCCCTCTGTTACAGCTTTTAAAATATACTCCGCCAGTTCTCGATCAGTCTGCTCTGCAACTCTCTCGACCATATCTGTACGCTCAGAATAATATGTCTTAGCCATGGCGCATTTTGCAGTCGGATCACCAAGCGTACTGGTTACTACGAACGATGCCAAATCTTTCGGCGGATTAGAGTACCCATCAAGAACCGAATAAGCTTTTCTCCAGATTGGATACTGAAGACAGAAATGTTTAAGCTCGTAATAACGGTGCTTCTCTATCCAATAAGGATTCTTTTCGGATAGCTCCGGACGTATTGTTGTTCCCATCAGCGCTTCTCCCCTTTCCATACATAGCCTGTCTCTTCATACAAACGCTTTGGTGAAATATAGAAATTGATGCGTCCGTACTTAGAATTCATGTCCTCGATTTTTGTCACCAGTTGACCGTTCCTTGTAGCTTTTCCGATTGGCAACCATCCAGATATAATGCCAGCCCTAACCCAGGATGCATCTTTCCCATAAATTCTTGCTGCAACCATTACTGGAACTGAGCCAGTTGCAAATTCATTTTCATTCATTGGCTATTACCTCCTTTCAACGGCTATTCTAGGTTAGGAACGGCATTTAGTAAAAACAACCTCGGTGGATATGAGCAAAAAGAAAGAGGCTTTGCTAAGCCCCTGTTCTCATTTTGTTAAACCGTAGTTTCTGTAACCGAATACGCATTACAGTCAATTCCTTTCCGATGTTTTCCTGCTGACGATAATCCTTACTTCTCAAAAGCATATCCTCGAAAAATCGAATTTTATTCAGCAGATGTCTTTCTTCTACACTCATATCGCACCTCCGTAAATATGTATTCTATTCATAAAAGCAGTTGCGATTTATGCGCCTTCCAACGTATCATAGTCATCTCACATGGATAATCTTCATATCCAAAAGTCTCGCAAGTGATCAGTCCCTCTATAACACCGGCTATTATTTCCGATTCGTATTGCTTGTATGGGTAAATATAATCTGGGAGATATCGATGTATACATCCGCATTCGGAGCATTGATACCTCGGAACATTCACCCATTTGCTCACACGACCTTTCGTCCGTACAATTCTTCTAACTTTGTCATAGTATTTCAATTTTCCACCGCAGTCCTGGCAGGTTGATGTATTGTTACTGATCATATACCTAACCCTTTCTATCCTAGGTTAAAATATAAAAATTTAGTGTAGGAGTTGACAATTCCTACACTATGATATATGATTACTAACGATAAATCAACAATCCAACATAAAATCTCGGTTCATTATCATGAGGAGGGATTTAATATGCTGATACAATGCCCGGAGTGCGACTTGCAGGTAAGCGATAAAGCAAATACCTGTCCGCATTGTGGATACCCACTGAAACCAGACGCAAAGCCCAAATCGTCTCGTAAACCAAATAAGCGCAGGCGGCTTCCAAACGGTTTCGGTCAAATAAGTGAGATTAAAGGTAGAAATTTAAGGAACCCTTTCCGTGCAATGGTTACGGTTGGAAAGGACAAGAATGGCAAACCAATATGTAAGCCGTTGAAACCGGAGTCATACTTTCCAACATACAATGATGCATACACAGCTCTTGTGGAATTTAATAAGAATCCGTATGACCTGGAACCGTCTATCACAGTCAAGGAACTGTACGACAAATGGACACCGGAATATTTCAAGACTCTGAAGAGCGACGACAGCGCCAGAGCTACTACATCGGCTTGGCAATACTGCTCTGCTGTTTACGATATGCGAGTCATGGATGTTCGAGCAAGGCACATAAAAGGCTGCATGGAAGAAGGTGTTGCTACCGTAAGAGGCCAAGAGCAGACACCAAGCGCATCAATGAAGAATAAGATAAAGACGCTCTTCAATCAGATGCTCGACTATGCTGTTGAATACGAACTTGTAGATCGGAACTATTCGAGAACATTCAAGCTTACAGACGATACCATTAAAGAAATACAGACTGTCAAAAAAGAACACATTCCATTCTCTGATGATGAGATGGCTCTTCTGTGGAAGAATCTTGGACATAAATATGGGATTGAGTTCATGATTATTCAATGCTATTCTGGATGGAGACCCCAGGAGTTAGGTCTGATAGAATTAGCAGATGTTGATTTATCGAACTGGACATTTAAAGGTGGGATTAAAACCGATGCTGGTGAAAACAGAGTTGTACCGATTCATCCTCGGATAAGGGACTTGGTTTCCAAATCGTACGAAGAGGCTGAGCAACTTGGGAGCAAATATCTTTTTAATTATACAGATGAAGATCGCCGCGGTAAGAATACCAAGTTGACATACAATCGGTATAGCAAAATATTCAATCGCATTCGGGACGAGCTTAAACTCAACCCGGATCATAGACCTCACGACGGCAGAAAGCATTTCGTAACCAAATGCAAAGATGCTAAAGTCGATGAATACGCTATCAAATATATGGTCGGACATAAGATTTCAGATATCACCGAAAAGGTGTATACAGCCAGAGAATTTGAATGGCTCAGAACTGAAATAGAAAAAATAAAATGACTTGTATTTGACGCTCAAATATAGGAATAGCGGTATAGGAGTAGTGCAGGAATAATGTATGAATTACCTACATTTTCCCACTTTTTACTACTCTTAACCGCTTCATAATTCCTTGATTTTACCGGATTTTCTCGGTATAAGCCACCTAACAAGTTTCTATAATAGAAACAAACTATCCAGCATTTACAGTACCTAGAGGGTTCAAATGTAGGAATAATCGAGAAATAAACGACATCCACACGAACTTAATTACCTCTATCTACTGTTCAAAACCATCTTCAATCACATCGCCCGTAGAATCCAAAAGAACCGAGTTGCGGGCTTTGCGATAGATGGTTTGTCCCTGAATTGTTTTACCGGAACTGTCTTTGATTGGGTTTCCGCTTGAGTCTTCGATGTTATCTAAGAACACGAACTCGTTAGGATATCCTGCGAAAGCCGTTCCGGTAATAATTGTACCATCTGCTTTGTGTGCTGTATAGCCCTTCAACAAAGCTTCTTCCGTAACAGTATCGCCGGTAAGGTCGATCAAAACTTTATTGCCGAATACGACTTTATTCGCAGCCATTTGACAAAACCTCCTTATCCGATCGTAACAGTCTTCCCTCCGGCAGAGTTGTCGGTTTCTACATACGGGATTGCCTTAACTGTAACCTGAGATAAGCAGTTGTACTCTTCATCCGGCATGATCGTCTGAGCTTCTTTGGACGGTGTTACTTCCTTGCTCTGCGGCTTCATATCCTCAGAACCAGACATAGCACCCTCAACGCCAAGAATCGTCACACCCTCACGAATGTTAGTAGCAATAAGCTTTGCCTGTTCGGTGGCGTCAATAGACACCTTACCAGAGCCATCGTGATAACCTTGCGGTACTGTATATTCTCCAGCAACGGTTGAGATGACACCTTTAACCGCACCGTTGTTCTTCATAGTACCTGTAAGTTTACTTCCACGGGCGTGCGCAGTCTTTCCTACGAGAATCTCTGCGACAGCCGCAGTATCCTCGGAAGTATCGCTGTCGAAAGTACAGGTACCTGTGATCTTTGCACCGCTCTTATCGTGAGCAGTAATACCTTTGAGGATCTTATCTGCACTGACGGAATCGCCAGTAAGATCGATAAGGACATCCCCCCCATAAATGACTTTGTTTACATTCAGATTCGCCATAATGTTTAGTCCTCCATGACACTTTCATTATTTTTCTTTATCAGCAGTCTTGTTGTACTGGGATGTACTGATTCCAAGGATAACACCAAGGAAAGTATCAACCGCAGTGATGGTTCCGACCACCTGCTCTCCATACGGGAGACTCCAGATTCCGGCCAGTGCAAAGTATAATGTACCAGCAGCCGGAAGCAGATACATAGCAATCCACTTAAGGATGTCGTATGTCTTGTTACTCATGCTCATTGTGCTCTTCCTCCTTCTCTATAAATTTATGAATCGGGAGTTTGTCCACCTCCTGCATAATTCGCTTCGCTGAACCGTTCCCGCCCATACGTTCGTAGGGTTCGTAGAGATATACCCTCAGATTTTCATATTCATCCTGGGTTACACACCCACGGTCAATATACGACATTCCAAGATACATGATCCTGTCATGTGCCAATCCAATAAGCATCTCTGTTTTAACATCTTTTTGCTCGCTTTTCTTTTGCAAATAGGCCCACAGCCCAGAAGATGCAAGAACTGAGCTAAAGATCGTAAGTACAACCTGAAACCATGGTTCCATCGTTTCCTCCTTCTTTATGTGCAATCATGCAGACCTATCAGAAACAATCAGCTTCTTGTTGACTATTGTGATTTTCTTACTAAATAGGTCTTCGTAAAGCTGTATTAAATTCTTTCGTTGTTCTCTGGATAAGAGCTTATAATGACCTCCCATCCAACCGCGAAACATGTTCTCGACATTGTCGTAATCCGCTTCTTCATGTCCAACCTTAACGGCAAGTTTCTTGAGTTTTCTACGCATGGCGGTAACTCGATCCGGATTTATTCGTTTGATGACTTTACCAGTATCTGTAAGTGTGTACTTGATTTGCAGGAATTTATATTTGCTCGAAATCTTAACGATTCTAGTTTTCTTACGATTGATATGGATTCCCAGTTCAGCTGCAATTTTACAGACGTTTTCGAGCAACTCTTCAAGCTCTTCTTTACTGGGATTCATGATGTACCAATCGTCCATATACCTTCCATAAAATTTCTGCTGACGTACATACTTGACGTAATTGTCAATAGGATATGGATAGTAAATTCCAATGACTTGCGAAAGCTGATCTCCAATATTGACAGACTTCTCCATCCACTTTTCGCCAGTGAGCTTCTCTTTTGGAATGTTCCGATACTCCAGTTTATTGAAAGTATCGGTCATACAGGCCTCGTATTCCTCGTCAGACATGTACGAAACATCGATCTGGAAGCCCTTAAATATCAACGTTAAAAGCCAGTCAATAAACTCATCGTCATTGAACAGCTTCAACAATTCTCGTTTGGCAATCTCATGGATAATATTGTCATAGAACTTTGAAAAGTCACCGAATAGAATATAACCGTCATTTCCGTATAATTGGTAGTATTTGTGGAGATGGATTTCGAATCGTTTTCTCTGTTGTGAAATTCCGCGCCCCTTGATAGATGCGCAGTTATCATAGATAATATGTTTCCTAACTTCTGGAAGTAAAACCTCATCGCACAGAGAATGTCGGACGATGCGATCGCGGATTTGAATGCTTGTAATAGGTCTTATCCGGCCTCTTTCGTGCAGCTCGAATTCCTGTGTCGGTCCATTTTGAAGTGTCCGATTTATTAGATCATCTTGGATTTCGAATATGTACCGCAGGAAATTCATCATAAATTTTTGCGTCGATTCTTTCCACTTGCTGCTCTTCACAGAGACCTTATAAGCCCTATACAAGTTATTGGCGTCACAGACAATCTCCTCGTAGTTCATAACCTATTCACCGTTATAACAATACTTACCGTAGTAAATTGTATTAGGCTTTATTATTTATCCTTGCGGAACGGATAGCATCTCCTTCTTCGTTGGTTAATCGAAGAATCCGGACGAACTCCATTAGAGTTCGAAGCGTTGTTGTAGTTCGTATTGCCATTGTTGTTCACATTGGCAAAGTTAGCCGAAGAAACGACGCAATTTTTAGATGTTACCCTTTTTCTAACCGCGACTTAATCGCCATGTCTCTTTGACGCCACCTTTTTATCAATCCGATTTCTCGGTCGATAGCTTTAACATACCGGTTGTATAAATTCAGATCTACATCAAATATTTCAACAACCCGTTGTAACTCATTGATGAGCTGCTCGCAATTTACAATGGCCGCATTCTGGTAATCTCTCCTGGTCTCGTACTCGTGCATTGTCCGTGGGTAAATAGTGTTTGCCGCCCTAACATTGCTCGTTATCAAGGAAGCACATTGGTTTATTTTCGATTTGAAACTCCGCATCAGTTCTCTATACTTAGCAAAGTTTTCTTCCGAAATTTCTCCATACGCATACTTCTTCCGAACAAAGCTGTCCACATCCTTAACACCAAATCCCCTCTGCATAAGGAGTATCAGCATATCATGCAACTCGATCGAGTACGTAATCGCTTCGAATTTTGACTCTTTCCTGTCGCCTAACAGAACGCTCATTCGTAATCTTTACCGGTGATCTCAGCGAACTCCTCTTTGGTGATCCAGCCCATCTTCACCGCATTACGAACCTTGGTCTCATTCCACATTTTCATGCGGTACCAAAGCTTTACTTTACTGTAATTCTTGCTATGTTCCATGGTGATCCTCCTTCTTAAAGCTCTACATTGGACATCATTGCAATGTAGGCGATGTCAGACTGCATTTTGGTTCTGACAAATTCCTCCTCAGAAATATCTCTAAGGACAAACCAGTATTCCCCGGGAATCTGCTCAACGATCTGAACCAGTTCCATGTTCGGATGAACAGTCTCAGTTGTTCCGTCGCTGATAGTAACCGGAGAGCAGTTATCTGCAAATACAGATTCCTCAATCTTTTCTGTAGAAATGAAATTGTTTCCGTTCAGCTTAAGATTGGAAATCTCACTTCCATCACCGAGGGTAATTTTATAGATTTTCTCTTCCATGATTAAAAGCTCCTTTCAAAAATAAAAACGGGGCACAAGGCCCCGCGATTTTAATTAACCAACCGGGAAGACCGGACGAACTCCAAAAGAGAGCGAAGCGAGGCCGTAGTTCGGACTGCCATCGCCGCCCACAAGGGCAAAGTGAACCGAAGAAACGACGTCTCTTAACCACTGGTTGTAAGATCTGTTTACGATGAATCTCGGGCATACCACGAACAGCGCCAGCTGAGTCTTGCTGATTGTGTAGATACTCGGAACGGTTGAACCATCAGAAGTTGGACTGAAATGAAGATGTCCATACATCATAGGTTCGTTCGGGAGCTCAATGCTGGAATCGAACCATGCTCCACCGGACGGTCTTCCGTTTGCAACAGCATTGCACAGGTATTCTCTGTGAGTAAGAACAGAACCCTGGAAAGCCGCATTAACGATTGTCTTTGCATTCTCCAGGTTCTTTTTATACATCTCAGAACCAACGTATCCACCAGTTGTAACATTGGTAGTATTCATCTGTGCATTGTAAAGTGCTTCATCCGGCATGATAACAAGATGATGGCTGGTAAATGCAGTGTCACCGCAGTTGTACCAGTAATCCATATCAACGATACGCCAGATGCGGCCTCCGATATTCCAATAATCGCCAAGGAACATTCCTTTAAAGGAACCATCCTTAATAGCAGCTTTCTGTACCGCTGTCAGAGCTGTTCCGAGATTCTTACCTCTGAAGATAACCCGGCGAAGCTCCACTGGAGCAAAGCTGTCCAGCATAGCAAAGAGTGCATCTTCAGCGGCGATAGCCTTGTTTCCGTCCGTAGTCCCGACGAGTAATTTGTTACCGGTTACCAGCTTGTTGATCTGGGTGAGTTCGGAAAGATTTACTCCTCCGATAAAATCTTTGGAACTTAAAAGACCGATTAACGCCTTTGCTAAAGCATCTGCCGCAATGGTCTTTGTCCCGTTAGGTCCGTCAAGCAGGAAAATATTACTTGCTGCTAACTCCTGGACCTTTTCGTAGTCTGTGATTTTCATTTAATGAATCCTCCTTTATTTGATGACAAAAATAGCCCGACCTTCGATAACATCACCATTGCTGTCACGGAGAAGATCACTGGAATATGTACGTCCAATGACAGTATCCAAATTGCTGTCAGTAATGGGTGCGTCCGAAGAATCGAGCACGTCTCCGTAAGTACGGTATCCATTGTCGTAAAGCTTCTGATATACCGTGTATTCGTTTTCAAGGTTGGAACTGAACTGATTAAGAATGTCTACCTGCTCCTGCAACTCCAGCAGCTTCTTAGCAAGGCTTGCCGCCGTATTGCTATCTAACAGTTCCTGTAACTGATCAAACCATTCTCGAAATTCTGTTTCCGACTTCTGTTTCCAGTCAGCCATTTCCGCAGTATTGATGCTTGTATATTCATTGAACCACGCTTCCCATTTTTCTTTCCAATAGGTACTTGTGGCTTCCATATCTGCTGTATGCTCCGAGTACCAAAGATTCCACTGAGCTTCCCATGTCAAATATGCCGACTGAATCTCCTCAGTCTGTGCCAGAAACCAGGTAGACCACTGCTCTTTCCAAAACTTATTTGTTTCTTCCATATCAGTAGTCTGCTTTTCGTAGAACTCTTTCCACTGGTCCTGCCATTGAGCAATCAAATCATCGATTTCGACCTTGTCCAATGGGGCCGTTACGAATGGACACTCCGAAGTTCCAACGCAGTTCGTGATGTTTGCCTGTCGAATAGAAGTAACTCCGGCGCCGACATAAATATACGCCAGTGGATATTGCCAGCGATCATTTGTCTTCACCATCGTAGGTTTCATTGGATTCGATGCTGGGGTTCCTTTAATGATTTTGATGTCATTTGCTCTGACGGCCTCTCTCGAATCCACTTCAAGTACAACGGCATCATATCGGTTCAGCAGAATCTCGGACTGTGGAACTACTAACGGTAACAGAGCGTCATTCAGCGTCCAAGTGTGATTGAACCAGGCTCGTCCGATACCAACGTTGATAATCATTGCTTCCGATTCTTTTACAACCATTGCAGTTCCGACATGCTGCAAGATTCCGTCCTGAATGATTCCATCGAAAATACTGGACATCTGAATAGCATCGTAGCGCCGATCTCCTTCTTTTGAATTATAAAATCCAAATGTTACACTCACTTCTTCATCACGCTCCTTCCTGTTCTATAGTCTTAAAAGTCGGATAGACGGAATAACCGTCCTTATCTTCTGAGCGAACAATTTCAAGAATACGAGCTTTTGTCTCGTGTCCGTATTCGTTCGCAATCTGTACAATGTCCCCGTTAAAGAAATCTTTTCCATACTGGAACATGATGGTTGTTTCTGTTTCTCCCTCAAACGAGGTAATGCTCACATTTTCTGCAAGTTTTTCTTTTCCTCTTTGCTGCAACTGAGCCATATACTCAGCGTCGGTCAACGCGTCATCGCTTCCAACATTTGAAGAGATGTCACGAGCGTCCGTAAACAGTTCCCTACGATTCAAACCAGAACCACCGCCAACTGTAGTGTATCTTCGTCCAGCACCCTCGCCTTCTCCGCCAACCAAAGTCACGGTTTTCAACGAAGCTTTAGATTCGATATAGTTACTGTTGATGATATTCTCAAATTTCGGAGAGAATATAACATATGGATTCTCTGTCTGATCGTATGACCTGTCGGAACCGGCATACAGCTCAAAGACAAACTGCTTTTCATCATTCAGAGTAATCTTGAAACCTATACCTTGCTCCTCGCAAATTTTCTGAATGACATCGTACAGATTATCGCCTGTATACTGAGCTTCCAGTTTCAACTTTGTGATTGCCGAGTCGGTTGATTCTTTGAAAATAAAGTTTGAAATTTTTCGATTACTGTCTGACGGAGAAATTACATTCTCGTTGAGCAGTGTTTTTATTCCATTTTGAAGATTTCCGCTTAATAGTTTCTGTCCCCAGACGATTCGCCTGTCGAGGATAGATTCTAATGAACGCCCAGTAACCGTTACATGGTTACCGTCTTCGGTATCTGAAGTAATCTGGATTTTCTCCACGATCATCACATGTTCAGATTCCTTGCTCTGCAAATAGTAATCCTGTTTGATGTAGTCAAGAAGACCCTCTCGCATTGCTTCATACAGTTCAAAGTCACCGTAAGCGTAATACCGATCTGTCCAGATGAAGGACTCGTACGTATCCACAATAGAGACAGCATCTAGGTTGGTGTTTAAAATTGTCACATCCATAGTGCTTATACCCCCTCGTAGACTATACGGTTCTCAATCTTAAACTGTAAATTTGTACTTCCGTACTCAGCCGTATAAGCAAAGATGTTGTCGCCCTTCGCAAGCTGGAACCAATCAGCGTTTTTATCCAGGCAGTTCAAGATGTTTGTAGTCTTTCCGTTCCTAAGAAGCGTAATCGACTTGTTTCCTTTTACGGTGCAGATATTGATTTCATCACCTGCTATAATTCCAGAGCCAGTGAATTTCTCCAATTTATCGGTATCGATCCGCATCACTTCACGAGTACCGGTATTGTAGATCGTAATATTGCTGGCTTCACCGATTGCGTGAATCGTAATAGTCACTCCGATTTCAGCGTCGCCATTATATACAACCACCTGCTCTGTTTCATTTTTGATTTCTCCCATTTCCAGCAACGGGTCCTGAAGAGATTCGTTACTGAAAGGAAACTCAAACAGTGCCTCTACGCCATAGAAGATGGTCGTATTGAGTCCGTCATTTCCGGCAGAATAAAAGAAAGGATTCGGACACACGATTGAGATATCCGAACCCTCGTCTTTACTAAATATTGTTGGATCGTTTGATTCGACGTATCCTTCAATCTCCGCCTGCCTGTTATCGGTTTCGATAAGCATGGTAAGTTTCTTTTTAATAGGAAAATACTTGTATGAAAGCTGTCTTACGTCTTCAATGGAATCCTTCCACATATACGCAAGAGAAATAACAATGTTTCGGCTTGGCATCCTTGAGGAATTGAACAGGCTTCCATCGTTTGTAGCAATTTCTGTCGTATTGATGTTCGCTTTTCCTGGTCCCAAGCCAGTTACAGACTTGATGATGAAACCGGATTCCTCCGGTCTCGCCAAATCAAGTCGGATACTATCGCCAAGATAGTTTGTAAACGTGACTGCTCGAATCAAGTTTCCACCATCCTTTCCATCGCCGAGAACTGATTCTTCGTCTGCCGATAAATCTCTGTTCTCGACAGTGCCTTAGGCGAATAGTTATTCTGTGTAAAGTTATAAGAGTTTCCTGTATTCGGATTGGTATCTTCATTTTGAAGATCCTGTCCACGAGATGCTGCAATTCCTGTGCTAACTGTCAATGCCTGTGATCTACTGAACAGTGTATTCAGTCGATGACTCTTCTCCTCAACGTCTGACAGATCCAGAATCGGTCGAATCGTAGGCTGAGTATCAACACCGTTGTCGATCATGTCCTTTACCTTTGCGATTGCGTTTCCAAGACCTGTTTTGGCTGATTTAGCCATGTCCGCACTTGCGTTATATGCCTTTACTGCATAGGTTCCGATTGCATTGACAAACCCCAATCCAAAGAAGTCACCGATGTGGTATCCGACTCTGGAAGGTGAATGCTCGTCTAGTTCATCTTCTGCTGCTTCTGCCGCAGCCCTTGCCATTGCTCTGGCTTTCGCTTCTGCACGATATGTGTTCTCACTGATTCCATCGGCAAAGCCCTCTACCAGGTAAGCACCAGCCTGTTTAAACTGTTCATGGTAGTCCCGGATAGCCGTTACAGAAGCATTAAGATTTCCAGTGAAGGCAGTTTTTACCTCTTCGGCTTTTTCCTTAATGCCGGCAATGAACTTAATCATGCACTGCATTCCTGCATTTTGAAATTCCGGATACTTGTTCGCAATAGCTGTAAGGCACGAACTTAAAATGTTTACAAACGCATTTCTAGTCTCGTAATCTTTCGATTTGATTCCGGCAATGAGCTTGATCATGAGGTTTGAACCAGCTGTATTGAACTGGCTTTGCTTGTTGTTTATAGCAGTAACACAACCGCTAATAATATTGGTAATTGCGGTTTTGGTATTTCCGTCCTGAGATTTGATTCCGGTGATGAATTTCGTCATCAATGTAGAGCCAGCCGTATTGAACTGGGTTTGATAGTTTGTAAGGGTCGTAAGTACAGCCTGCATCATGGTCGTAAACGTAGATGTCATATTGCTCTTTTGCGCATTAGCAGCATTGATGAATGTTGTCAACATAGATGTTGCGGCTGATGTCACTCTTCCGCTCGCATCTGTAAATGCGTTAATAAAGCTGTTGATTCCGTTATTTCCAAGCTGTGTAAGTGCTGTACTGAAACCGCTCATACCACTCGTATCCAACTCAGCCATTCCCTTAGCCATCTCAACAAGGCGATTTACCTGTGTGATTACGCTCGACATGATTCCGGTATCAATTCCAGAAATAGAATCTGAATAACTCTTAATTCCACTTCCAAACTGAACCAGACTGTCACCGAAACTGCCAAGATCGTTGTCGCCGGTAAACCAGCTTACAAGTCCTCCTGTATTCGGGATTGTATTGGCAAGTTCTACAAGAGCTTTACCAGCTGTTGCTGAGTTCGTAATAGCCGCGGAGTCCATACCCATAATAGCTTCAGAATATGCCTTCATAGCTTCACCGAACGGTACAAGTTTCTCACCGAAAGTATCAACATCGTTGTTTCCAGTAAAGAATGCTACAACGCCACCTGTATTGGGAACAGTATCAGCAAGCTCGACTAAAGCCTTGCCCGCCGTTGCAGAATTGACGATTGCATCGGCTTCCAGTCCACGAACCGCATCGCCAAATGCTTTCATTGCTTCGCCAAATGGTACAAGCTGTTTTCCAAACTCACCCATATCGTTTTCACCAGCAAAGAATCCTACGACACCACCAGAATTTGGAATGGTTGTTGCCATCTCTGCCATGGCCTTGCCAGCGATTGCCGCTTCTGTAACGGCATTTGCATCGAGTCCAGTAATTGCATCCCCGAACTGTCTAATAGCTTCGCCAAATGGTACAAGCTGCTTTCCAAAGGCAGTCATGTCATTTTCTCCTGCGAAGAAAGACACTAATCCGCCTGTATTTGGAATTGTGGCTGCCATTTCAGCTAATGCTTTGCCAGCTGTCGCCGCATTTGCCACGATTTCCCCGTCCATGTTTCCGATAGCTAACGAGAAATCTCTCATAGCTTCGCCAAACGGTACAAGTTCCTCTCCGAACTTAGATAAAGACGATCCTCCTGTAAGCCAAGAAGTCAATCCCTGTAAAATATCAGCCGCTGTCAGAATAAGCACAGTCTCGGCTAATGCCTTTACTCCGTCCATCATAGATGGCTGAATCTGACTAGCTCCCTGTAAAAACGGCTGAACATTATTCATAAAAGTGGATAAATCAGCTCCAATTTGCGGGAACTGACTCGACACACCGCTCATAAATCCGCCGACGATTCCACCAACGAACTGACCGATTGCCGTTCCGATTCCCTGTAAAAGCTTTCCACCTTCTCCGATAAGCCAAGAAAGTCCTGGAAGTTTCGATAAGAGTCCGACGGCTGCAAGCACTAACGCCATCTCAGCAACAACCGCACCCATACCAAGGATTCCAACCATTGCTCCTGGAACAAGCGATGCTGTTGCACTAAGAGCAAGCATAATAGCTGATAACAGACCGATTCCGGCAATTCCTTTTAGCAAAGCTCCAGTATCGATTCCTCTCAGTGCATCGACGATACCAGCGAAAAATGCTACGAGTACATCGACACCAGCTTTAATCAGTGACGGCAGATTACTAGCAATACCATCTAAAATTCCAATAAGGAATTTGAAAGCTAGATCTACAATTTGAGGCGTATAAGTAACCAGAGCCGCTAATACACCAACCACTAATTGTAAAGCTCCGTCTGCCAGCTGCGGTACACAGGATACGAAAACATCGATCAGCGTTAAGACAACTGCCTTTACAGCTTCACCAATAGCTGGCGCTCCGGCAGCAATAACTTTGCAGATTGCGATAATTCCTTCTACGACTTTTGTAAGAACAGCCGGAATTAAGCCAGCGATACCAGTAACGATAACTGTCAGTGCTGCTACGATTGCAGTCGCTCCAGCGGCACCAGCAGTTGCCAGCGCTGTGAATCCGATAGCAAGTGCCGAAAGTCCTGTGCCAGCTGCAAGTAAACCCGCTCCGATTGTAAGAACCCCAACACCAATCAATGCAAACGCTCCCGATAATGCCAGAATAGTCGGAACCAATGGTGTAAGTACCGCGCCTGCTAGGCCGATAATTGTGAATGCTCCGGCAATAGAAATAAGTCCTTTCGCAATCGCTTCCCACGATAACGCTCCCAAAATACTGAGTACCGGCGCAAGAACAGCTAAGGCTCCGGACGCAACCAACAATGCTGCTGATCCACCAAGCGTACCTTTCATGAAATTGAGACTGATAGCCAACTCAGCTAAGGCCCCACCCATGACGGTAAGACCTCTACCGATCTCTTCCCACTGCATACCTCCGAATTTACTCATACAGTTTGCAATGATTTCAAGTGCGCCGCCGACGATAACGAGCCCAGTTCCAATACCGATCATGTTCTTCGGCATCAGATTAACAGCAATAGCTACCTCTGCAAGTGCGCCGCCCATAGCAGTTAAACCTCTGCCGATTTCATCCCACTGTAATTGACCAAAATCTTTTACAGCGGAAGCAAAGATTTTCATTGCAGCGCCAATAGCAATTAAGGCTACGCCAGTAGACATTACGTGTTTTGCATTTCCAGCCAAATTCGTAAAGACAGCAAGTTCGGCAAGTAATCCACCGATTCCAGCTAATCCTTTTCCAATCTCGCTCCACTCCATCTGACCAAAGTCTTTGCAAGCGGACGCCAAAACCTTCATTGCTGCCGACAGAATAACGATTCCAGTTGCAGTGCTGATCATTTTCCCGTTGAATTTTGCAACTCTAAGGAATACAGCAATCTCAGCAAATAATACTCCCACTCCTGTTAATCCACGTCCGAGTTCATCCCACTGTAATTTCGATAAATCCTCACATGCTGAAGCCAGAATTTTGATAGCCGCTCCAAATATAATTAAGCTGGTAGCGCCTTTCATAACCTGCTTCTGACTGCTTGCCATGGCTTTAGATGATGCAACAACAATAGTCGTAAGACCAGCAATTCCAACCAACCCTCTTGCAAGTTCACCCCAATCAAGGTCTGAAACCTTCTTCAAAGCTCCTGCCAAAATGGATACTGCAACTGACATAGCAATCATTGCGGTACATGCTTTAGATACTTTTCCCGTATCACTACTGATTTTATTGAAAATCGCCATCGCTCCAAGTAAATTAGCAAAGAGTACAGTAATTGCTCCAAGAGAAGCTGATAGTTTATCACTATCGATCAGGGAAATTGCAACGATAGAACCTGCAAGCAAAGCGATTGCTGCTCCAATTTTAAGTAGCGTTCCAGCTTTAAGATTTGTCTGATATGCCTCAAAGCAGCCTCTGACCCCGTCAAGAATTCCAGTTACTCCTTCGAGAACGCCATTTAACCCCTCAAGAGGTTCGGTTACACTCTTTAAGAATTTAGAAACTGATAAAGCAATTCCACCGACAGCAATGCTGTTAAGAATGTCAAGAACTCCGCTGAAATCTGTATTTCCAAGTTTCTCGGCAAGTGTTCCCATCATAGTCCCGACTGCATCGGCAATACCGCCAGCAATTACCTTTACAGCTGTCCACAATGCTTCCATGACTTTGAGAAATTTACATTTTTCCAGTGCTTCTCCCATCATCTCAAAAGCAACAATGACTCCGCTCTTCATTTTTCCAGCACCATCACCAATCTGAGCCATGCGATCATGTACTCGTTCAAGGAATGAGTGGAATAATTCAAATCCAGGGAAATCGAACTTCTCCCCTGCGGCTTTTCCAAATTCTTTTACTTTTTCTCCGGCAGTTTTAACAAACGTAATAACTGTCTTTACGATATCAACAACAGTCGAAACTGCTTTACCAAAGATATCTGTCTTCTTTACAGTTTCATCAAGCTTAACGAGATACTCACCGAAGCTTCCGGTAAGTGATAACACCCCGTTTCCAGCCGGTAAGAAAAGACCAATCAATTCGCCGACACCACCAGCAACAGCTTTGAAAGCTTGTCCGACGATATCAAGCACTGCAAATACGCCCTTAAACGTATTCTTTAGATTCTTTGAACTCTCTTCCCCCATTTTGAATTTTGCTGTCAGATCACGGATACGTTCTGTGATTTCGGCTAACTGTTTTCCAGTCATTGGCGGAAAGATTTCGTTAAATGCCTCCCGAACAGGCTTAGCAACGCTAACCAGTCCCTCGAAAACATTCTTTACTGCTTCGATCATCATGGTTCGACCACCAAGGTCTTTCCAATCCTGAAGCATTTTATTTCTTGCATCGGCAGAAGCATTGATTACGGAACTGAACGTATCACTCACTTCCGTAAGTAATTCCTTCGCCTCTTCAAAGTCGCCGACGATAATTTCCCAGCTTTGTGTCCATCCGGACTGGGCAGCCTCTTTCAATGTGTCGAATAACTGGGTAAAAGTTTTTACTTTTGTCGCAGCATCATTCGCGGTCTTACCCATCTCCATGATGGATTTGATCTGATCATCGGTGTATCCCATGGTTCGAAGCTGATCTTCGTTGAGATCGCCTGTAAATTTTGCCAAAGTTTCAGTCAAGATGTCAGAGGTAAGCCATCCTTTACTAAGGGTCTCTCTGAATGAGCCCTCATCTTTGATCATCTCATCAATGGCAATTCCATGAACTTTAGCCGTTTCTTTCAGCGCATCCTGGAATACCTGACCACCCATACCAGCGTTTACTACTGAGTTCCAGTCCTGTAATTTTACTGTTCCTGCCGCTAATGCTTGTGAAAGCTGATACATAGCGGTACTTGCCTGCTGAGAGTTGGAACCTGATACAGCTGCAAGGTTCGCAATACCCTTGATAGCGGCTACAGATGTGTCCAAATCTATGCCAGCCGCAGTGAACGTACCAATGTTACGGGTCATTTCCGTAAAATTGTAAATGGTCATATCTGCATAATGGTTTAGTTCATCCAACGCATTGTTTACCTGATCAAGCGTTGTGCCTTTTGAAGAGGTATTTGCAAGGATTGTCTGAACGGCATTGATCTGGGTCTCATACTCCTCAAAACCGGTTTTAATCGGATCGATGGTAAAAGCGGAGACAAGATTTTTTCCAGCAGCAAGTGCAGAGTTGGTAATGTTCTGCAAAGCTGTAATCGCCATCACTTCCAATGCCGAAAATCGCACTCGCACAGTCTCAACTGCATTACTCAGCGGTGACATATTCCCACTGCATTTATTTGCGGCATCGTTTACGGTTTCTAAGCCTTTCGCCGCCCCTTCGAGGTTAAGGCTCTTTTTCAACTTATCGAGGCTTGATAAACTGGTCTGAATATTCTGTTCAAACTGTTTGTTATCAAACCGCATTTCGACGACACGTTCGTCAATAGTTGTACTCATAGCTTAGTAACCTCCTTCCATGCCGCATCTGCAATTTTGTCAAAAATAGGCTGGATAGCAGGATTGATGTAGTCTCGCCCCTGTACCCAGCCGCCGTTTCTTGTTGCATGTCCGTACTGCAAAATAACTGCAATAGGGACTCCATTTTGAATATTTGTGTTGTAAAAGCTGATCGATACGGAACCTTGCTTCTGCTCGATCTTGTAATGCCACGAATTTGCTGTCCGTCCTGTATCAACTGGTGTCGCAGACGCAAGGGCGGCTACGCCCTCTCGACCATACTTATCGAGGTCACCGAGACGAACCGATTCCTTTGCTCTCTCTAAGAACCGAGTCAGCTTAGAAAAATCACCCTTTTGTCTGAACGTGATCATATGAATCTCCTACTTTGCTAAGTAAGCACTGGACGAGAAGCCTGTATACTGCACACTGTCAAGTACAAACTGGATGTACAGCCACTTAACTCCGTTTACCATTGTGTAGTAGCCATAGCATTTAACCTTAGTGCCAGCCGGGATTTTACAAAGAGCTTTCTTATTGGTTCCGGCATCATTACGGCAATAAAGAACTGCCGTTGTTTTGTATTCACCAGCATCGGCCTTGTTAAACTGCTTGGCAGAACATGTAGCCACCACTTTCTTCGAAACGGACTGGTTCTGATCCTGCTTGGTATTGGACGGCGTTACCGCTGATCCATTCAGAATCTGGTTTACCATGTTCTGAACTTCTGAGTAGTTGTATCCGTACTCAGTAAGCAGTTTCTTACGATTCTCGCCGCTTTCCCACAGTCCAACGATAACCTCATGAGCGATGGTTTTGATGTCTTTACCCTTGCTTAATCCAGGAGCGGCAACTGTATTGTCGTCGTACTTTGGTGTGATGAAGCCGCGGATAAATTTTCCGTTAATAGACAGGGTTCTCTTCTTGACCGCATTACTGTAGTTACCCTCTTCGATAACCATATAACCAGATTCCTTATATACCTCGATTACGGTACCGACATGATCCGGATTGCCTGTGTTGTCGCTGATTCCGTTATCCTGCCAGTCATACAAAATCGCATCTCCAGGACTCGGAACATAAGCATCGTTCTCCTGCCAACATTCCATTTTCTTTGCTGCTTCGATGAGGTAATAGCAGGAAATTTCCATAGGCATAATGCTCTCATATCGGAGAGCTGCCGCTAATGCAGACCAGGTGCAAGCGCACCAAGCCCAGTCATAGCGCATACGAATGCCACGAGGAAATTTGCCCGCGCAGATCTTCTCAAAGAAGTCGTTATATAAATCGATAATGCTTTTATGTGAGCCGTTCGATTCTTTCTTTCCATCCCAGGATTCGACAAGATTAACAACGGCCTGTCTTGATTTCGCCATTTTTATCACTATCCTTTCGAATTAAATTTCTTTCTGTTTGCGGCATTTACTTCCGCATGATGTCTGTATAAATCTCGTTTGCTTCTCTTCTTCGGGGGCTTATTTTCCGCATTGCAAATCCGGATAAGCATTAACAAACGATTCAAATGCCATTTCTGACACTCAAATGGAATATGATATGCGGTCATCCAGTAATAGATAAGTTCACTGGTTATCTGCTGCCTGTTTATTGGACCATCTTTTTCTTCCTTAACAGTCGAAGCTGTCATAGGCTCTTCGATATAGGCGTTTACCGCATCAATGTGAGAATTGGTAATGCATCGATAGACCAGCGGGTCAACATTCTGTGTGAGTGTCATACAGCGTATATAGTCAATGGTTTCTTCATAGGTCTTCTGCTCTTTAGATAAGAAGACTTTGCACCATTTACTTTCCCATTTTGAAAGTGAAACGAGCGAATGCTCCAAACGCAACTTCTGTTCCTTTACAGGGATAAATCGCTGATTCCGCTCATCCCACAGATCAGTTCTTGGTATCGTAAGTTCAAGCATTCGATCTCACCTCTTTAGTTCATGGTGGCAACCACAGGAGCAATCTCCGGATTTTCCGAATGCTTCTTGATATCTACAACTTTCGGAATTACATGGTTTACGAATTCAGCGGCTTTGCTGTCATCTGTAGCCAGTTCCATAAACAGAAGATTGTAGAACTGAGTGCAGGAAAACTTTCTGGAAATCTCTTCGGACTTCTCGAAATATGTGCCGTCAGCACTCTTCTCTCCGTATGCCTTTAAGATAAATTCCTTAAAGAACTTGATAATGGTCGGCTGATCTTTTGCATCTACGATGCGCTGAAGCATCTCAGCAACTCCACCAGCTGTGCCCAATTCCATCTCCATAACCTCTGTTTCGGTAAGGTTGAAGAGCTTTGTTTCGGTGCGCTCAACACCATTAAAATCTTTATAAGTCTTTGTTACTGCATACATAATTTTGTTCTCCTTTCAAATAAAAAGGAGTCGCCAGCTTTCCTGAATACGACTCCATCTGTGGTTTGTGTATTATTTTTTTTCTTAACCTTCTGCGGTCATAATCTTAATTACTTCATCCGGAAGCGGAAGTCTCGGTTCAACACCATCGTCTGCTTCGGCAGAAGAAGGATCTTTACCATACAGGATCTCTTCAAGAGCAGCCAGTTTCTTAGCATCGACCTTGGTAGAATCGAAGGTGAGAATAGAAGTAGGCTTCAGCTTCTTTCCATCGATTAAGGTTGCAATCTCGACTGGTGTGGTGCTGAACTCCCAGGATAAGGTAATAGCTTCCGGGCTGTCATTTACAGTGGAATAACCCTTCTCAGAAGGAGAAGCTAAGCAACCATAAACGAGATGAAGCTTATAGCCGTAATCATTGGAATTAACATCGTTACCAAGAAGTGTCTTGTAAGATAAGCCGAACATCTTACGGTTCTGCTGTCCTGCAAACACTCCAGGGGCGATTTCTTTGGAACCATCGCACTCTGCGAACTCATCCGGTGCCATATAAGCTTCGATTGTGCCGCCAAATTCCTCTGCGGACATAAGGTTCAGATACTTAATGTTGTCTGCATAAATTGCAGTAGGTTCTGCTCCAGACGGGCTCTCTGTTACGGTGCTAAGACCGTTCCATGCGGTACCAGAGTTATATACGCCACCGGTCTGAATCGGGTAAAGGACGCCCTGGCTAACACCGGTCTCATACAGGCGCTCGCCAGTCTTGTCCCAAACGAGTTTCTTTTTCATAGAATTTGTCCTCCTTAAAAGAATATTTCAAAGACATCATGGTTTAAGTTGTCTTTCGTATAATGCCGATTGAATCGACTTGTCGGCATAGATGCTACTTTGCCAACGAGAGAACTATCCGGATCGCTGTCGATGACTGTTACTGAATACTTTCTCGCAGACAAATAAACCCCGTCATTCGCAAACGTATTCTCGATATCGTCGAGAGCGTAAACGATGGCGGGGTATTTCATTTTTACCGATGACGGTGGTTGAAAATAAGCACGACACTCTGGTCCTTTGTTTGGACACGAGAGGATGTCGCATAAAGCATTATGCAGTTTCAGTCGTCTGCTCATTGTAAACACCTCCAACGGTCAATATTAAACGGGGATACTGAACTTCAACATTTGAAATTTTCCATTTAGCCCCCATATACTCGATAAATCTCATCGAATGAAAATTCGCATAAGCAAACGGATCGGCTACGATGCTGAACTCATTCGACACATTGAGATTGTCGTTGAGGTTATCCGAACTCTGATACTGTCGAGTATTCCGAATAACGTCTCCGTAGTAGTCACGAACTGTAATCTTCTCTCCCCAGACACCAGGTCGAATTTCCTCTGTTACGGAATAGCCGATTGCTCCGTAAAATTTACTCATTTTGAATTTTCTCCTTTAAGACTTTAGACTGTGTGATCCTCGGAACCGGAAGAAGCAGTTGTTACATCCTCTTCGATTGCGATTGCAGAGTATACACGAGTAAGAGCACCAGAGCATCTGGTCTCAAGCAGGGATTTCTCCTGGTTGAAGTCGATATCGAACTGAGTGAAGTGAGTAACCTCTCCACCCTTGGTTGCACCGAGGGAGTAATCAGCCAGATTTGCGATAATGGCAACCAGCTTCTTCTTTTTGCTGTCGGAAGTGGCTCTGGTCTTACCCTCAAACTGCTCCGCAGTATTGATACTGCCAACATTCAGTGCAGTGGCAAGTTCGGTCTTGGAAGAGTAAATACGTCTTCCGTTGATGTCTCTTGCCAGGAGCATCTGATTCAGCATATGAGGAGTAATGAACAGATCCGGGGTACCGGTTCCCTTATAATCCTCTCTTGCATACAGAACGGTATTGATCATGGCCTCTGCGATGATGTAGTTCTCACCAAAGTTAGCCGCGGTATTGGTTCCCTGAAGTTCTTTCTTAGCAGCTGCGACATCGAGATCAACGTGAATGGTGTACAGATCATCATCCAGCCAAATCGGTCTGATGTGATCCGGAGAAATCTTGCCTTCATCTCCGTCGTCTCTGCCATCACCCAGCATGATTGCAGTTGCCAGCTCTTCATTGAGCATCAGGCGGTCGATGTTGTACAGGTATGCCACATAGTCGAAATCGGTGATGTCGATGATATCATCTCTATGCAGCGCACTCTTTACGTACACAGTCTGAGGGTCGGTAGTTCTGCGAACCAGCTTGAAGTTGCCAGTCTGCTTCTTCTGTTTTCCCTTAGTATAGCCTTTAGCCTTAAGAGCATCGATGTTACGGATATCTACCTGGCTAGTTCTGATTCTGGAAATCGGACTCTTATGAACTTTGTTCATTACAGTTGTGATCCAACCCTGGTCGTTAGTAATCAGCTCCGGTGCACCAGGACGTACATCCTTGTATTCCGGGAACAGAAGTGTTACATTGCCATCTCCTGTCTGAGCAAATCCGCTTGCAAGAGCATCATGCTGAAGTGCATTCTCATTAGCATAGATCTCCAGTGCGGTCTGGAATGTTCCTACCTGGCTTGTCTTTGCCAGCTTAAGGATTTCCTCCTGGTCTGCGTGAGACAGAAAGCTCTTATCATCGCGCTTGTCAGTGTCAAAAACGTTGTGTTTCATATTGTCATCTCCTCCTTTAGATTCATCATCCTCTTTTTTAGGATTTTCTTTGTCTACGAATTCAGCCATCATGGCGAAAACGGCTGTCTGCTGTTTCTCGTTCATGGATTTAAAAATGTCTTCGATAGTCTCAACCTTATCGTCTTTTTTCTCTCCACTATCTGATTTGTCATTAGGCTCGATTTTTTCTTTTTCCTTCTTTTTATCCGGCTTATCTGCGGAATGCTCCAACTGACCCATGATCATTTCATTATAGCCAATGACAATACCGGTTTCGCCATCGCCATGCATCACCACATCATCGATAAATGCTCCTGGATTTGCACCGGCTAATACCAGACTTACTTCTCTGATGATGCCATGAACAACATCGTGTCCAGCCTGTTTAAGCTGATTAGCAAAGATAGAAAGAGACTGTACGTCGCCATGTTTTACAAGTTCCCGTGCAGTCTTTCCTGATTCTGTATCATTAAATTCACAGAACGCATAAACTCCTTCATCTCTATTTTCGAGATGAGCTAATCCAAGCACATTCGCCGGATCGGCATGATTATGCATCCATACTAACGGGACAGTCTGCCCGTTCTGCCCTTTGAAAGCGTCTTTTTTAATAACTCTTCCGTCGGCACACTGAAGATCATTTCTAGTGGCCCAGCCACCAAAGTCATACTTCATTTTGATTTTCCTCCTTTATTTTCTGATATAGTACGATAACGGATGCGATGTCTTCTTTGATGAGCTGGAAGATTTTTTCTTTGATTTCTTAACCTTCTTGTACTCAGACTGAATTTTATCGAATTCATCCTGATATGTTTGTTCGTATGAAGAGTCAAGGTCAGCTTTTGCCGCTTTGTAAGCTTCTCTAACTGACTTGACCGCTGCTTTAAGCTCGGAGCTAACTTTTGCTCTTTCACTTTTGGCATTGGCCTGGTTCTCAGCCTTTTCTTCCTTGGTATCGGACGATACTTTCGCTTTTTTGTTTGTCGCATCCGTTCGAACACTGACCTTGTCCGTTTTGGCATCGCTACTAATTTTTGCTTTATCTGATTTTGCATCGTTTCTAAGCTTTGCAATCTTTGCTGCTCTTTCCGCAACCCGCTTAGATCTCTCAGCCTTGGATAATCCAGATGGAATTTCTATTGCCATCAAACGCTCGATTTCGGCATCTTTTTTATTATCGATTCGTTCCTTCTCACTAGACGATTCCTTTTCAATTTCTTCCAAATCAGAGTCTTTATCGGTATCGATACTTTTCTTCCTATCGGAAGCATTTTGGGTTAAAGTCTCATTCAGTTCTTTCAAACGAGAAGATATTTGTTCCTTCGTTGCCTCTGCTTTTTTACGAAGTTCTGTAATCTTCTGATCTCGCTTTTCCTGCTCTTCTTTGACCTTTGCAGCCTTTTCAGATTTGATATTATTTTTTGTATAAGACCAAATCTTCTTTCCCTCATCATTCAGCGATGTGGTAGAACGGCCTTTTAACTCTCTGGTACGCATATAGTATTCATGCGCTTTCTGAGGATCGTAATAGGGCGATGCATAATGTCTAAGAACCGCAACTTTAGGTTCATCCATTAAAAATCATCTCCCTCCTTATCATCGCCAGACGTATAATTGCCGATGATGTCATCGATTTGTGCAGAAATGCTGTCAAGAACCTCATCAACCAGAGCGTCGTAATCACTGGTATCGCTGGCTTCTGTTCCATCACCGCTCGTAGCCTCTGTTACAGAACCCCCACCAGGCTCACTTAAATTGCTGTTTCTCAATTCATCAGCCTTAGGATCAGCAGATGGTTTCCAACCAATTACCTGTCTGATTTCATTTGATGTAGCAATTTCATTTCTGGTAAACTTATCAGAAATTTCAGCAAGATCAGCTACCGGCACAAGCTTGAATGGATCTCTAAAGAACATAATTGACTTGTTCTGGGACCTGGCAGTCTTTGTTAAGAATTTTCTCTTCATTTCATCAACGATTGCAGAAATGATAGGTTCGATTGTCCGGTTGTAATAATTCAGCATAGTCTTCTCGTCTGCGGTACCATCCAAGATGCTCTGAGTGATTCCTAACTGGCTGTAAAGCATACTCGTTAAGTATTCGATCTGCTTCATTAGATTGTTTTCCAAAGAACGATTCAACTGCGTGATTCTCTCTGTTCCATCGGTATAAGCAATGCCATACTTAGAACCGGACAACTGCTGCTCGATATCTTTACGCCGCTGCTCAGCCTGCTTACGTCTTGCCTCTGATTTAATTACATAAGGTAGCTGAATGATCAAATCCAACTTGCCGGAGCTGCTCTGTTCATCGACAGCATCTAGCAAATTCAATTTTCGAATAAGCCTCTGCATCGTCGAATTCGGCTCGTTAATTACCGCATACAGTGGATTTTCCACGATAGCAACCGTATCTTTCGGAACAACAATTTCTTGTTTTCGCCCAGTATTTTCGTTGTATACCTCAACACGGACGTGACGAGGATACCAGTCACGAATTCGACCAACTCGCATCGAAAGAATCTGATATCCTTTTGTGTCGTCTGGATCATCATCGGTATCCACAGGAACGATTGCTACACAGCCTTCATCCATCATGGACATAACAACATCTTGGATAAATGCCCTACCAGTCTGATCAAGATTGGCTTCCAACGACAAACATTCGTTTAAACCACTTTTTATAACATTTAAAAACCGCCCTTCATCATCCAACTGAACGTGCTGAATGTTGATGGCGGCTACGTCTAAAGCGATTCTATTGTATACGGACGTGACTATCGATCTTTCGTTTCCTCTGGTAAGGCGAAAACGATCAGGACGATATGAATAACCCGAACCGATATTCTGTGACATCATGGTAGGGGCTCTATTGCGAAAAGCATTCCAGGCATTTTTAAACCTGGAACTTAATGATAAATCCATTTTGAATTCTCACCTCCTAAAAATAGGCAAAAAAAAAAGACCCCTTTTCTTAAGAGGTCTCCAGTAATTTTACACCGGTATTTTGTTCAGTATAGATTCGCATATGATTCCGTTACTATCGGGATTATAATGCTCGTCTAAACACTTCAGTGTCAGGAAATTCCCAACCTTTTCTTCTATGTCTGCCCAATATTCATCGGTCTCAGATAAACCGTTAAAATTGCAGTCCAATCCGAGTGACTGCATAAGGTTTATTTCTTCTTCACTGAACATATGCTCATCCTTTCTTTAAATATTTACGCTTTGTTCTACTTCCTGTACACCAAGTGGTTGTTATGGTTCCATTTTCAGGATTCACTGCTACTGTCGCAGATTTCCCTATAAACTGCTGACTTGGTCGTCCAAGGTTATCGGTTTTTGTTTTAATGCTACCATGATTCAACGGATTTTTCAATGCATCCAAAATTCCTTCAACGGTTACCGGTCTTGATTCTGTTTGTGTCCTATCAAGGGCATGATCTGAAAAGCGTGTAACCAATATTCCGTTTGAAGCTTTTACAGGTGTTCGCAACTTACTATTCATTCTTGCCTGGATAGAGCTTCTATCATGAGCTAATTGTTCTTTCGTTCTCCGAACTCCCCATTTCATACCTTTTATTCCATAATGCATCAAATTATCATTTGATTCGATACGAGCTACTTTTCTGATGGTGTAGGGTCGTAATACAGAAGAGCAATCAATTAACTTTGCTATTAGCATCTTTATACCCCCTACTCGAATGCTTCCCGATTCGCCTTGAATGCGATGTACGCATCCATCATTGCGGCGACGGCATCGATTTTTTGCTCATACCGCTTTTTCAGCAATTTACGGTTCCCGTTAGTATCTTCCAGAGTAATACAGTTTCCCATAGCAAATGTCATCAAATCCTCATCAAACAGGAGCATTCGCTCTTCTGAAAGTTTCTTCAATTCGCCAAGTGGGACAGATTCTGTCTTTGCACCCTGGATAACTTTTTCTATTCCGAATGGTCCATTTTCACTTGCCCAACGTTCAACAAATTCCTTTGCATTGTATGGGTCATAACCAAAGCATCGTACATCATAACCGCATTCAATAATATGGTTATCCAAATCCTCATATACGTCCATCATGTCAAGAACCGTCCCTTCCAACACAATAAGACTTCCCTCTTTCATAAACTGATCGTATTTAATTCTCATTGCTGCTGGGAGTTTCATCAGAGTCGATGAGGAAATGTAGTTTCTGGTTTTGACGCCGAATGATCCGTTCGACAATGGGAATAAAAATGTGAATGCACAGAAATCGTCGCCTTGTGATAAATCAGCTCCCAAAGAACATGGCATCTGCCAATAATCTCGATGGCGATGTGGGAGAGTTTCTTCATATGTAAAGTAATATGTGTATCCCTCCATAGGAAGTCCGAAGCGCTTAGCCAAAATATCGTTTCGAGCTGCCGGAGCCTTTTCTGCTCTCTCAACGTCCAGCTGATAGGTTTCATAAGAAACAGTCTTTCCAAGGTTCGGATTTGCTTTCAACCATTTATCCGGATCGGCAACCTCATCGATAGAATCCAGCTTATACCACCAGATCGATACGTGCGGATTGATATAATCCCCTTTTAGAATATCCATCAATTCCATTTTGATTGTATCGCCAGCACCGTTACGGACAGTACCCTCTGAACTGATCGCAACGATAAGGTAGTCGTTGACCTTCGATGCACCCTGTTCGATTGCTCCGATTACATCTTCTCGAATATCACCAGAAAGCCACTCGTCAACCGTCGCCACTTTAAGCTGAAGTCCCTGAAGTTTGTCGATTCTCATTGGACGAATTTCAAGAAGCGATCCAGTAAGGAAGTTTTCAATTCCTTTCTTAGTGGATGCCAATTTCATTCTATTCGCCTTTGATCCGGTTGTGTTCTGCAACGATCCTTCTGTAAGGAACTTATAGAAAGGTCCTCTTGATCTGGTAATAGCGGTTCGAATCGGGGACAACACCTCTTCTGCCTGCTTCATCGTCGGGGCTGTGGTTATCTGATGTGTCGTTGTGACATCAACATTTAAGAAGAAATTCTGCAAGCATGAACCATACATTGACTTTGCAGCACCTCTGGCCACTATGAGATATTGCTTATTAACTAATCTTTTTCGGATAGACTTGGTAACATAATGTCCGCCATGACCATCTTCATAAGGTTCGTATACACTTCTCTCAACAAAATAGTACCAGCCGAAAATCTGCTCAGCCCAAACTTTAAATGTGTCAAGCAGTTTCAAATCTGAACCGTCAGTTAAAGTAAGCTCATTCTCGCAATAACTGATAAACCCCTCTACTGCTTGATCGTCGTAATAAATTCCAGGATTTGCAATGAGATCATCGATTCGGTTCATCTCCATCTCGATTTCTCGGCATACCGGAATTTCGCCACGAATTACGGCATCACGAAACATGCCGTAGTATTTCGGGACGGCAGTGTTCGATAACGCCATTATTTTCTTCTCCTACTTCTTCTTATTCGGGTTTGCAGCGATGTACTGTGCGGCCTCTTTAAGATTGAATTCTTTTGTCATTGCAGTCTTTACGGCATAGGTCATTGCTCCAGCCGCAGCCACAGTCAACGCTTTCTTTCCGGATGCAGAAAGAATTTCTGACACATACTTTCTACCAGGTGCGATGTCGTCTTCTGTAAGATTCTTAAACTCGCGTTCTAATTTAAGTCTCTCAATCTTTTTCTTCAGATCGGCATCGGACATTGTTCGCCGATTCTTAACAGCAGCTTTACGTGCTGATACCTCATTCTTATCATCTGAAGATTTGGAAGAATGTCCTCTGGCTCTTGCAAGCTGTGCTTCTGATCTTCGAACTCCCCATTTCATTCCAAGAATTCCATGGTGTGCTAAATAGGTGTTATTCATTTTGAATCTCCCTCCTTTGCGATGTAACTGGTAACACCTCCGCTGGCATTGGATGTCTGATAATATGGAACTTCATGAATCACAAGGTCTTCGCTAAGCACCTTTCCAGATGTATCCAAAGTTTGAGTCTGATGCGCCTTTGGCGTAACTTCGTACGATCCAGAATAATGCTCAGACTCGTCCGGATCGGTGTCATCGTTTTCCGCAGCAACATTTAGACGCCATTCGTACTCACTGATTTGTGTTTTATAACTCTCCAGCACGGCCGAACTAAGCGGCGGATCGAAAAGAAGTTTGACCTTCAAATGCATATAAGATTTGACAAGCATGTATTTGGATTCATCAGAAATGAAATCTTTCCACGTTGCACTCTTATCTTCGATCATGAAACCTTTGGATGGACCGACACCAAGCTGTGTAAGAATTGAGAACACAGAATTGATGTGCATGATCAAATCTGCATCGAAATGTTCATACTCCTCTGCGATACCGAGTAATTTCTTGATTGATGTCAGTACACTATCTGTAATATTCATGATCGCACCTCCATCTAACAGAGTTTTATAAACTCACTCATGCAATACCCGCTGATACCATCCACAGTCTTTACTTTATAAAAACCGGAAACAGACTCATCGTTGCATACCTTCACAACTGTATCCGAACCGATGATTCCTAATGATCTGGATGCCTGCGTCGGGTCTTTGCGAATGTTTAAATTCATACAATTTACCACAACACCCATAAGTGGCTTCTTGTTTCCTTCCATAATTTTCCTCCTAATGCCTCCATGGGCATGTATCATTTTTTCGTCGTTCATTTGGAACTGTTAAAAGTAGTTTCTCATCTCCATAATGTATAGCATTGTGGGTCGATAAAGTTGTTGCAATTAGATACTCTGGATTCAGAACCAAATCAGTCCGCAACAGTATATCCTGCTGCCTTATTGGGTTCATGTGATGAATAAGAATCTTTCCACGAATCTCGTAACCATCCAATCCAAGATCACATCCATTATCACGAATAATAATTTTTCTCCGAATGTCCTTCCATTCTTGAGAATTGTAAAATATCTGATTAAGGTATCTATCGAATCCGAATGTCTCTTCGCCAACTACTCCATCCAAACGAAGATACTCGTATCGTTCCTTAAAGGTTGGAATCTGCAAGAGTTCTGAATAGCATCTAAGCATCATCCACCTCATCTCCATGACCGCTATAACCACGAAATGCTTTTAATGCATCCGCATACAGTTTCTCAGAATTTTCAATAGATTTCAGATTCTGTGTCTTTGCCTCTATCAGTTCCTTCTGTTTTTCCAAAATCTCTTTTTCGATTCTTTCTTTCGTTGAACCGAGCTTTAAATAGTGAGTAATTACCTGAGATGAAGCTGTTCCCTCTCGTAACTGCTTTTCAGCCAAGTCAACCGCCAATGAAACAAGCTGATTTTCTCTCGCTTCTGGCGTTAATGCTGGACGCATCATCCTAGAAGACTCGGATTGCTTTGCTTTCCTCAAAGTTGATGCCTCCTTCCATTTAGTTGTTCGTTACTTCTGTGATAGTTCTCACATACTTTTCCAGTATTTAAAAGGGCCTACAAATCATGACAATGCTACTCAACGAAAGGAGAACTAACTTTGAGCCGATCCCACAGAAACCGTTGTCAAATATCATGAGTTATAGACCCTTGTAAACACTGGAACAGCTGAAAAGGCTCCCTAAAAATACCCTCCGGGGAAATTTTAAAGACCGCCGCGATATGGGTGGGGGTATGTTTTTTAGACACCCCCCTATACCCCTTTTAGTTATGCACGGTGGTTTCGGCTTTTGATATGCCGACGAAATCACTTTTAGGAAGCTTTTTCTTTATGTTCATTTGTTTCTGATTTACTTGTAATCTTTCGATAGATGTTCTGAAAATCATAACGGATTATCTCATCAATAGCTCGCTCTACTTCTTTATTGTTCTCTTCATCTGATAATTGATCCGATGTTCGAGCAATTCGACCAAGGTAAGCAGTTGTGTGATAACCTTTTTCTTCATCGAACATGAACCATTGAGTGAACTGTTCAAACGGATCATAAGGATTATCAAAAGTTGTAAGCGCAAATCTCATCTTACTTAGTTCACTCCTTTCCATTCAAATACTTAGAAACTGTCGAAGAAGAAACCCCAAGAGCTTCCGCAATCTCTGAAGTGCTGTAGCCAGATGCGCTAAGTGCAGCGATACGATTCTGTTTAGCTGTGCTCAGAGCAGTGCTTGCACGAGGAGTCGCTCTCTGACGAATAGTATCGGTATTCGTGTTATTCAGAATTTGCGTAAGCTTGTTCTCAGAAATTGCTCCGGCCTGAATGGCTTCCCATTCTTTATCCGTAATTTCGATGTTAGATCTCTTAGCCCCAACAGAACTCCTTGCCTGTGCCAGAGCCTGCTGACTTGCCTTCTTAACTTCTGCTTTTGTCATATCCGGATTGTCTTTTCTCTTAGCCGCAACAGTAGCATTCGCCATTGTCTGAGCCTGCCTCTCTCTAGGAGCATTTGCCAAAGCCAAATCCAGCTTAGCATTTAAAGAGTTTACTTCTTCAGAATAAGTTGCCTTAGCAGACGCAGAATAAGCAATTTTACCTGTACTCATCATCTCCCTACGAGCCTGGTTAGCTAAAGACTTCATAGAATTTGCATAATCAGCATAAGCTTCTTCCTGGGGGGTACCTGAAGAAAGTGTACGGGCATCTTTTGTTTCAGCCATCTTTGTACTCTTCTGAGTTCTCACCTGAATTTTTCCATTCTTATCGACATACTCTTCCTTAACAGATTTGTATGACAAAGAACCATCTTCATTGATTGTCGGGGAACCTTTTCTCTTAAGAACCTGTGTCTCAGATTTTGCTCTTGAAATGAGGGTAGATGCACCTTCATGGTAACGACCTTCTGAATCCACATTTCCCTGATACTTCTTCTTAAGAGAAGCGATACCGTTATCGATTTCACTCTGCTTATAATCCAGTTTGTGTTTCTCGGCATCAATTACAACCATACTGTGACGAACTGCTCTCGCTAATTCATCCTGTGTGGCTCCCTTCAGAGTCATATCAGTAATCAGATTCGATACTTTACCCATTTCTGTCTGAGTATTTCTCATAATCTTATACTCTTTACCATTACGATAATAATGATCTACACCATCAGCATCCTTCTTAACTGTTCCACCATAAGCATCCTTGGTATCAAAACCTTCCAAACCTTTTAATGGAGAAGTGGAGGTAATCTTTACCTTACTCTTGGTGGAGTTGCAAGGAATTACCATTACGGTATCACCATCAAAGTCCGCTCCAGATAAACGGTCCGCATTCTTCTTATTGATACCAATCGCATCTGCCGGTGTGTTTCCGAGAACGCTCTTTCCTTCAGCCAGCTTATTGTTGACCTTCAGAATAGGAATCTCAAAAGTTCCACCATGCGGGTATCGAATCAACGCAACTGTTTCTCCATCTTTGTAGTTCGGAGCATATACCTCATTGTCTTTGATTGTTGTTAATGGGAGAATTACCTGGTACTTCTGACGAGGTAACGCCGCTGCCTGCAAATGTACGGCGGCCGCATCGCAATCGTCAGCAAATGATTTTAACAGAGCCTTCTTTACAGTGGGGTTTGTTAATGAACAGATTTCATCATATTCTGCCTGCTTATCAGCTTTTGCCAAACCTAACTGCTTTTTGATAAGTGTCAAACTCTGCTTAGAAAGAAACTGTGACGGAAGTGTCTTACTCCATTCACCCCAATCGCCTTCTTCTGCTCTCTTATTGATCAGAGAAAGAGACTGTTTTTTTCCGGTTACAGGATCTGTATACTTACCCTTTGGATCATCGTAATAGCTCTGACCTCCATGCTCCTTAATCAGGGAACCAAACGGATTATCTGGATCATCCTTAATTTTCTTGAGAACATCTTTTGTAGGAGTGCCAGACTTTTTATTAGTGTTGAAAATCACATCAACGCCATCCGGCATATTATCAGAGTAAACAGCCATACCTTTAAGGTAGTGAGTTCCGTCAACCATGATACGGACCTGTGCATAATGAGAATCACCTAAAGACAGGTCTTTCACGCCTCTACGGAGTTCAATTACACCATCCTTATCAACACCACCTTGATCGGCATAGCGGATCTGCAAGCGCTTTGAATCCATGCTGGCCGGATACTCAAAAGATTTTCTGAAAGACTCCCCATTGTCATAGGAGATGTAGTCTCTTACAGAATGGACATTCTCGAAGTCATAAATATCTTTGTGCTCGGTTCCCGGTGGACAAATGACCTTGATATTGGTCTGCTTTCCAGGATTGGTAACCTGTGGAACGCCGCCGCCATAAATCGGATAACCTTCCAATTCCAGCATATAAAGAGCCTGGTTTAGTTTTTCTTTTGACACGCCAAGTTCTCTTTCAACGCCGGTTCCGACATCGATCATTCCCTTTTCTTCAATGAGTTTTCGCAGAACATCCGCAGTGGCCTTAGCCTGGTTCATTCTGTTTTCCGAAGTTTCGTTCAATAAAGAGCGGACAGACGAGTCATTAGCAAATCCCATCTTATCGGCAATTTCATTTAAACTGTAACCTTTTTCACGAAGACCCTTTGCTGTTGCTACCTGAAGAGCACGACGTTCATCTTTAGCGAGGCTCATCTGAGTACGAAGCTGTGTGGTAGTCAAACCCATATTCTTAGCAATGTCTGTTTCGCTCATTCCGGATTTTTTTAATTCCTGAACACGACTAAGAAAATCACCGCTATGCTGATATGGATTCTCTCCAGAACCATAAGGGTAACGCCCAGAACGCCGTGGCATACCATAATGCATTAAAATATCTTCCACAATGGAATTCATAGCTTACCCCTCCTGTTCTCTGATTTTCTTAATCACCTTATCAAAAGTAATAATTCGGTCCATGATTGGAACAATATCTTCAGCCGTTGGGTTATGATACAGAATTTCATTGTTCTGATAGATTCTCAATTCCATTTCAATATCCCCAGGCTTCACTTTATATTCCAAACAAAAAAGAGCGGCATATATTTCAAGCTGCTCCATGTGCGCCGGAATCTTTCCGGTCTTCAAATCGTGAATTCTTAAGAAGTTATTCCGAAACAAAATCGCATCGGCTGTACCAAAACAATTATCGGAATAGTAAAGGATCTGCTCCGGTGTCATCTTAAAGCCGATGGCATCATTCACATACATATTTAATGTCTGCTTCGATTTTGGTAATTTCTGATTGAGCATGATGCACTGTGCTGCAAATGCATGTAATACGGTTCCTTTTTGTGTGGCAAGGAAATTTCGATATGCTTCCGCAACTTTATCCTCACCATAATTTATCCAGTGATATTTACTGGCACCAAGAAAGGCGTGTTGTCCTTCAAGGTTCGAATGATTGTTGAAGTTCATCCAGTACCTCCTCTTTATTCTCTGGACATATAAATCTTGAAAACGACATCTGATTCATACGATCCACATAATATTCCTGATTCGGCTGCTTCTTTGCGCCAGCGCTTTTTTTACATTCTAAGGAAGCCCATTTGTCTTTGTGAAGAACCAGCAAATCTGGAATACCCTGAATGTAGGTCGGGTCATTTTTCATCACGATACAACCCGGAAATCTTTCTTTCAGTTCCTTGATCAAATTTGCCTGGAACTTATTTTCCAACATAATGGAGTCTCCTTTCAATTTTCTAAAAACTCAAAAGAGGATGTGGTATTTAATAAAAATGCCTATTTATCCTCTCTCTTCATAAAAGGGCATGTTTTTTTCGCGCGCAAAAAAGAGCATAAAAAAAGACAGAGACACGATTAAGCATCTCTGTCCAAATATGTAGTTGTCAGCTGTTATTTCTTAAATACCGGATCAGTATCCAAATCAACCATAAGCCACCGGTACACAATGTAAGAATCACATCAAGGATTAACCCAGCCGTGCTACGCTTTTTCTTTCCACCTTTACTCAT